GGAGCGGCAGGAGCGGCAGGAGCGGCAGGAGCGGCAGGAGCGGCAGGAGCGGCAGGAGCGGCAGGAGCGGCAGGAGCGGCAGGAGCGGCAGCAGGTTGCACAGTATGTGCGTAGAGTTCTGTGGTTTGGGTTGGCGTGAACGTGAGTTGGGCTTTCCCGTCGTTACCAATCTTTAACGCGATGGTTACGTTGCTGAAGTTGAATTGAATGTCGGACATGGTTAATTGGTTCATTGTGATTTCCTTTTCTTTACAGGGCTACGCCGTACTTGGCAGCTTCGGCGCGGATGGTTTCGATTGTTACGGATGGGTGTTGCGCCCAATCGCGTAAGTGGGCGAGTGTGGTTTGGAACGCTGGGTTAGCCAGCATAGCGGTTTTAGGGTCGGCGGCGACGTAGGCTTGTGCCGCAGGTGCTTCGTCGCCGGTCTTACGTTCGGGGAAGCCGATGGTAAGAATCTCGGCGGATTCCGCAGTCTTACCAAGCTGGAACAGTTGATACACTTTCTGCTGCTCAACATATGCTTTGGCTTTGAAGCGTACACCGATGTTCGCGCCCTCGCTGAAGCATACTTCAGTCACGATGCCCTCCCAAATTGCGCCGCCTTGTTTCAACATCTTGGCGTAGTCGGCCAGTGTGAGGTAGCCCTCTGCGGCGCGGGCGGAAGTGCCGAACAAAGCAGTCGCTGGTAAGTCCATACTGAACAAGCGCATTTCGGGGTCGTTGGCAAAGACCACTACCAAGCGTTTGCGTGAGCCGCACGCCTTACCCTTACCGGTGGACGATGTACCCGCTACGTTCTTAGGACATGACGCACAGGCATCGGACTGCTTGACGTAGGATTTAGGCGATGGGTGTACCCCGTCGGCAGACCAACAATCGGGTGATAGCGTCTCGCCCTCTTTGAACGGAGTCAGGTACAGGGTGCGATAAGAGGTGTTGCCCTCCGGCGCGATACCCAAGATGATGATGTCGGCACTGTTGGTATATTGAGGGAACGCGGTAATCGAGCCGTCGGCGTTCTGTACCGTACCCATTGGTTTACCATCTTCGGCCAAGAAGTTGATTTGTCCGCCTTTCAGCTGGACACGGCGGCTGCCGGAGAAGCCGTCGCCGAACGAACCCATAGAGGATTGCGCGACAAGCTCTTGCATATACGCGGGCAGTTGGCCGCCGATAATCAGGCCACCTTGTTGGGTGTTGGCTGGGAGATTTGTCATTTTCATGTTCCTTATTTAGTTGGTTTCTTAACCGAGATGGTTTTCTTGGTGTACGCCGCCACACCTGCTGGCAACTGCCCGTTATTCTCACGAATATAGTCGTCGATGAAGTCTTTGGTTGGGCGCAACTGCGTTGCTTCCCACGCGCCGGACTCGATGATGAATTTACCAAACGCCGCTCTGTCTTCCACGCTATATGTCACGCGGTCGGAGGAGACGATGGTGCCACCCTTAGTGCGGAAGCTGGTAGCATCTGCGGCATTCAACCGCTTCTGCATTTCGATTTCCAATTCGGCCTGCGTGTTCTCAACATCTGCAATCGTGGCTTCGTAATCTTCCTTGCGGTCGGCGAGCCAGTTGCGGTTGTTGATATACCACTCGGCGAGTTGGGATTCTGTATATTGTGATAAGTCCATATCTGAAGTCCTTATTGTTGTGGGGCTATTATACGAGATAATATCTCGTGTTTCAAGCCCTCGTTTAAAATATTTTGAAGTTCGACCCACTTCTTAGACGGCATATCCGTGTGCTGTGAGTTGTCGATAGCGGAACACCAACTGTTGACGGTGCGCTCATGCACCCCTAATAGTAAGGCTGCCTGATGTTGTGTGGTATTGGTACGCTTGAGTAACAAGCGCAGGTTCGCCGGAGTGTATCCGACATCGGGAAAGACTACTGGTTTCATGACTGTCCTTTCTTGATACCAAGGGTATCGTAGTAGAGTTGAAGTAGAGTTTCCTGATTTTGCTTATTATCTGCAAGATGTTGGTACATCTCACGCTCCCTCTTGTCCCCGTAGAGGTGGACAATGTTCATGTGCTGCGTTTGCGATGGTCTGTCCATGCGCTCGCAGGCTTGTAGGTATGTCTCTGTCCGGCTGGGCGGTGCGTACCACACTGTGAGGCTGGCGGCGGTTGCCGTGACCCCGTGCGAGAACGCTTCGGGGATAGCCAGTATGACCTCCGGCGAGCTGGTCTGTTGGAAGCTATCCAAGATGCGCCGTCGCTCGCTGACGCTGGTGTCGCCCGATATGACCGCCACGTCGAAGTGCTTCTTCAGTGCATCCTCAAGTACCGTCATGACGTGCTTGAATGGTACGAACACCAACGCCTTGCTGTGCGGTCTGCCCTCTGCCACGCTGTCGTCGCCCGACTCGCGGGCTTGCCGTATGAGGTCGATGGTCGCTTCGATACGAGACCTGTTCTCAAGTGCCATAGCCGTACCGTCGTCGGCGTAGATAGCACCTGCGTATATCTGCCGCAGCTTGCCGTGCAGCACGGCGGCATTGGCAGCGACGGCTTGATGGCCTGTGTCGAAGTTGGCAACCATGTCGTCAACCATAGCTTTGATGGCGAGGGCCTGCGCCTTGCTCAACCCTACGTCGAGGTAGCTGCGCGTTACCGGCGGCAGGTCGAGGCAGTCCGCCTTGCGGATGTAGATGGACGGCTGCAACAGATGGTTAACTGTGTCTTGCCATCCGCGCTTGTCGCGCCAAATAAAGGTGCTGACCTTGTACTGTACCATGTCGCGGTAGGCGGTCTTGGTGCGTGGCATACGGGTGGGGTTTACCAGCTTGCCTTGCCCGTATGCGTCCATTGCGCCCTGCGGTGTCGGTGTGCCGGTCAACGCCCACACTCTTGTCTGCGGGGTAATCAGCTTCGCCAACGCCTTCCAACGTTTGGTCGATGGGTCTTTGTACGCGGTACTCTCGTCGATGATAATCAGGTCGTAGTTGTTGACCGCCAGTGTGTCGGAGATAATCTCCACGCCGTCGAAGTTGATGATGTCTATCTCGGTGTTGTCACGTCGTGCCAACTCCTTCCGTCGCTTGCTGTCGCCATACAGGACGCAGTGTCTGCGCCCGATACAGGTTGCCATTATGTCGTCCACCCATGCGGAGTACATCAACGACTTAGGGCAGACCACCAACACCCTACCGATGACACCAATGGACATGAGGTAGTCCATAGCATATAAAGCACTTCTTGTCTTGCCGACCCCCATCCCCGCGAAGCAGTAAGCACGGGGGTTGCGGGCTAAGAACTCCGCGATACGAAGCTGGTGGTAATACGGACGGTCTCGACCACTGAACGTGTAACCATCGAAGATGGTACTCACTGCCGGCTGACCGGCGAGCGAGAGCGCAGTCATGTTGTCGAACGTCCAGTCGACATCGACCCACACCGTGCCGTCAGGGTGGTATTCCACCGGACGCGCATCGGGAATCGCTGCGGTAACGGCGGCGATGTCTGTGGCCTTAATGCGGAGAACGCGCTCATGCACGTTCGGGAAATACATATTAGTCATCTGCGTTTCTTTCTTCGGGCTAGGTAGTCCTGCCCCTGTTGCCAGTTGTCGCACTCGCTGTGCGGACACCAGCCACACAGCGGTGTGGCCTCGCCTGCTGGGAAGTTGTCGTTTACGATGGCAAGGACGACGCGGTTTACTTTCCAACGCCATTCCTCTTTCAGCCTGTCGATGTCGGCGCGAGTGTAGGTAGAGCGTACCATCTTGTAGTCGTCGCAGACGAACATGAGGCAACCAGTGACCTTAGTCACGGTCGGGATAGCCAACATCGCGCACAGCGCATACAGGTCAATCTGCTTAGGGTCTGCGTACTTGGCGGACTTGTTGGTTTTCCAGTCAACGATGACGGCCTCATCTTTGTCGGGTGATACCATCAACACGTCTATCTTACCGGCGAGCGCGTTGCGTGGAGACCACCACACGTCTTGGGCGGTTGTGAACTCTGCGGTGTAGTCGTTATGTATGGCGAACGTGCGCTCACAATCTACTTCCCACCCGTTTGCCCGTCGCGTTTCGACGGCGGTTACTAATTGTTGATACTGCGATACGTTGTTTGGTAACGCTACGCCTCGCATGATTGCGTCTTCTAAGCATTTGTGAACGTAATCCCCCCACTTGGCTTCTTCTGATTGTTCGTACGGGTACAGCTTGTCGAGCTTAACCACCTTGTACTGCAAAGGGCAGTGTTCAAATTGAGAGATGGCACTGTAACTTAATACCTTATGTTTGCTCATGTCTGTTCCTATAAATAAAAATCCTGCGCTATTATACGCAGGATTCTCTCGTGTTGCAACTGCTTCACAACCGTTGGCGCAGCCGGATAGAGGTTACTAAACGGATGCGTGGTTTGTAGTGGGTGACACCGCTCTTACCGAAATTGCAATTAGGTCGGTCATACGGTTCGCCCCGACGGAACGTACCGAAGTGATGCAACGCCACCATATTACCCTTAATCAATTCCTCTGACATTTGTTCGACGAGGAAATCTACCATCTTCTTGGCATGGGTAACAGGAATCTCGAACTCCGCCGCCAAGCGTTTAACGAGGTCAGATTGGTTAACGCGGGTCATGATTCACCTCCACTTGTTGGGTGTTGCGGAGGATGATTTCGCGTACTTCATCGTCGCTGGCGAGTACCCAACCCTCAAACGCTTACGGCAGCATTGAGTCGAAGCCCACGCCACCAGAGGGGCGCGATAAAAGAAATTGGTTAGGGATAGGTAGGTTAACTGCATCGTCCCCTGTACCGTAGTTAGCGTTGACAAAGCGGGATAAGGCGTTACCACCTATGACAGCTAGAACAACAACATCCATACTATTGACGCGGCGTACTGCCTTACCCGCTTGCAGGTACTCAATGGCGGTATCGCGGTCGAAAGGCCCTTGCGTCATCTTACCCATAGCCAGTTGCGCGTAGTGGGCAATCTTCATGAGGTCGAGTTCTTCTTGGCCGGTGCGTTGGTTATTACCAAAACGTGCGGCGTATTTCTGAATCTGTGCGATACAGTCTTGCGCCGACCACGCCGCTACGTTGTCGTTTGGCGCGTCGCCGTACTGTGGTACGGTGTAGTTCTCGATGTGGTCTGCCACCTTAGCGGCAAACTCGTTCCAGTCTTTAATGCGTTGGGCTGTCATAGGATTTCTCCAGTTTGGGGGTTGAAAATATGTTTGCGGTCGGGGTTGTTCGGGCGTTTAGACCAGTCATCATCGACCGCGCCATAGCTCTGCGCCCAGCCACCCTCTGACGCGAGGGTAATGCCCTGAATATAATCAGGGGCGGTACACATACAACGGTGCATATATTCCGCAGCGACCTCTGCTTGTTCGCGCGGTACGACGATACACCATTCGTCGTGGGTGTTCATTACGATGGGGTAGTATTGGGCAATCCATACTGCTTGGGTTTTCATGATGGCGAACGCGAGAGCCTGTGTGATGTTTTCCGCGACTAACCCAGAATACACCCTTGTGTTCAAAGGCTTACCGTTATACCCGCACTTCTCGTAGAAGTATTGCGGACGGCGTGGGTTTGTCAAATCGGCACTAAGATTCGGGTAGTTCAACCATAAACCGTTCGGCATACGGATACCGGCGACCTTGCGTCCGAAGATATAGCGGTTGCCATCGGCGAAGAACATCTTGCCATCCGGGCCGCCGAAATACATCTGACCACCTGATACCATCGCGGCAAGAGCTTGGTCGCACATGCGCCAAAACCCTGTGATGAAATTGTTAGCATCACGCCACGCGCGGACAGTGGTAGCCGATTCGTCCATTGCCATGCTGATACCAGCGGTCAATAAGGCGTATTTTTGGAAACCTTGCGCTCCTTGACCATATCCCAATGCAAGGGTAGCGGTCTTGCCGTATTGGCGTATCATGTTGTACTTGTGCGCCGTATCGGGGTCATTACTCTTACGCCCCTCTACAATCTCTTGGTATGGTATGCCATGAATTTTTGACGCGGCAAACGAGTACACGTCGCCTCCGGAGGCGAACACCCCAAGCACGTCTGTTTGGTTTGCGACATAGGCCAGCACGCGGCATTCAATCTGACTTGCGTCATAGTTAACTATGACACTATTTCCTTGTGCAATAATACTTCTTCGCAGCAGGTCGCTCTGTCCCTCACGCCGTCCGCTGGGAAGATTTTGCATGTTGGCGGAATTGTGAACCAATCTACCATTAGCGACATAGCAGTGGCGGTCGCCGACGTTCAGGATGTCATAAACCATTGCTTTTGCGCCATCCTCGTAGCAGATGTTGGACTCCGGCATGGCCTCATAAATACCACCGGCAGGCAGCGTTGCCGGAACAAGGGAATATCTATTAACCCTAAACCACTCAAAACGCTCGGTGCGGTCGCGGTCGTAGCCGACAAAACACTCGTGGTTCTTAGTAGCGGTCAGGCCGTCCCAGTTGTACACACGCTTCACACCATGACAGACCACCCCGTCATGGGCGCACCAGTCAGAACCATCCCATATCAGGTCGGTAAGCTGAACGTCTTTAATCATGCGGTACTCCCACTCGGTGGCACTAGCCCCCTCCGGCAGCACCACAATCATGGTCTCGCCTACGAAACAACCTGCCGAGCCGCCGCTCATGCGATTTGTATGCGCTCCGCCAATCTTGTAGCCCATCGGCAAGAAGCCGTAGCTACCATACTCAAGGAACTTGAGGCATCGGGTCTCGTCGATACTCGACTTCGCCGCGAGGCGCGCTTGGCACACTGCCTGAATCTTGGGGTCGTCATGCTCGCACAACTCTTTGAATGCCACGTCGGTCTTACCGAACGCCCAAGTGGTCTTGCCGGTTTTCTCGGACACTTTGGTCGGGATAATGAATGTGCCGGACTTGCCTTGTTCCATCTCTTCTTCAGTGATACCACCGAGACCGCGCAGAACTTCGGCGAACTTGTCGTTACTGCGCAGATGCGCGGATAAATCCTCTTGCGTGGTGTTGAACATCTTGCACACCTCTGCCAACTGCTCGGCCTTATAGGTACGGCAGCGGTTCAGCTCGTACTCAACCGTAGGGATGTCAACGGTCAGACGAGGCTCGGTGTAGCAGCGCAGGATGATGTCTTGAAAGCGCATCTCCTCGTCCGTCAGGTACTGACGCAGTACCTTGAAGAGAAACCATGTGATGTCGGTATCGTTCTTACAATACTCGCGGTAGTCTGCCCACTGTTGGGGCGTGAAATCGGCGCGGCGTTTACCCAATGCGTCCAACACCTCTGTGCCTTTAGGGGGTACGGCGTACCCTGCTTCCTGCAACAAGCGGATACAGGTGGCGAGGCTGGCACTACCTGCAATGGTCGGAACGCCTAATGCCTGCGCCATACTCATGGTATCAATCAACATCGCAGGGCGCACACCGTACCGCCAGTACAGGATACTGCCGTCGAACACGGCGTTGTGGGCGATGACTGCGGTATTAGACCAATCAACCGTAGCGAAGAACGTAGGGATTTGCTCTCCGTCAATAACCTGCACAGGGTCTTCATTGAACTTGGCAGATACCATCAGCACCTCCATCTGCGGGTGCATGACGTAAGCCTGCGTCGTCAGCTTCTTGAGGGATATTTCTTTGTCGTAATACGTTTCAAAATCAAGGGTTAAGTAGTTCATCGTGATAACTCTCGTAAAAGTTTATGGGTCATGAGCGTAGCCAGCAGGTCTCGGCGCAGGAAACCAATCACCACGCGGGTCTCATGCTTGGCTACGCCCCACACTGTCGGGTCTGCGGAGTCCGACAGACTCCGGAATGACTTGTCGGCGGCGGCGGCCAGCAACAGGGCGAAGAAAAGCATTCCCAGCTCAAACACGGCGCGTGGTATGAAGAGCAAGACAACCGCGACATCCCACAAGGCATAAAAGCACCCTCCGATACATATGCAAACCAGCGCAATAATAGTTGAAATGAACGACATTACTGTTTCCTTTTTGTATTTGACGGTCAGTGAACTGGCTGTTTGCATGATGCTTGGCGGTCAGGCAAGGGGTTGTTCTTCACGGCTTCACGGATTGCTTCAGCACGTCGCACAATCGCATCTAAGACTTCTTCGGGAAAGTCGGCTACTTCAGCCGTCAAGTTCATACACTCGATAGCATCATCGACTAGCTCGTCTATATGCTCGTGGTTCAGAAACACCACACCCAACAGGCTGTCCATGGCTTGGTGGAAATCGTTGCTCATATATTATCCTTCCAACCAACGACCACATCTACGCTCTGGTTCTCGTCCGCGTCTGACACTGTTATGGTGTAGCCATGCAATTCAAGGTATGTGCGTAGCTGCGCAATAACAGTGACTGGCAGCCTAGTAATCACACATGACGTACTACCAGCAAGGGCGGAAGATACAGCCTGTTGTTCAATGTGTTTTCGGAGGGTCGTGAACTCCGTCGCAAAAGTCATCAAGTCGCGCAGTTCTGTTGCAGTAATCATTTTCTCAACCTTTGGTAAATAATATCTAGTTCGGGAATAAGGGTGTCGGCATCGCCCCACAGGGCGATGCCACCGGCGGAAGTAATGCGCCCAAGGTGCAGGCGTTGGTTGGTGCGCGGTGCTTGGCCTTTCGCCTTACACTCGACACCGACGAACCGTCCACAGACACACAGCAGGAAGTCAGGCACACCCACCTCGCCAGCTTGTACCACACGGACGAGATACACGTCGGGTTTGTCTTTAGCCCACTGCTTCACGGCATGGACAACCGCGCCCTCCGGCGTGGTACTGCTACGCTTCGGCTTCGCCGTCTTGACACCCAGCGGGGTGGCTTCGATGTTCGTCATGCGCCCACCTGCACGTTGAAGTAGGCCAGCACCTCCGCGTCGCTCTTGTCGGCGAAGTCGGGGTATCTGGCGCGTAGGGCGTTGGCAATAGCCGCCGTCGCATCGTCAGGCGCAGGGGTCAGTTGCATATCCACATCGAGGGTATCGACCAGTGCCAGCAGGCTGTCGATTTGCGCTTTGAGTTGGCGCAGTACCGAGATGGGTACATCGCCTCGTGCTTTGAGCAGGTCGGCGTAGGTTTCAGGTGTGTTACTCGTCATGTTCCACCTCCAAGAATGCAATGTAAGATTCACCCGACGAAAACACATTGTCCAACACCGTAGAGTCGTTCCACTTCTCGCGGAAACACTCAATAGAATAATAAGACCAGTCGTTATTACCGAAAGCCCCAATAGCTTGGGCAACCGCGTCGCGCATGGCAGGGACACTGCGGTATCGAGTGGCGGATAACTGCGCCATAATTGCGCTGTCGGCGATTGAATCCACAGCCGCTACCAGTACATAGGTTTCAGGTGTGTTACTCGTCATGTTCCACCTCAATAAGGGCGATGTATGTCTCGTCAGGACTTGGCACACCGAGACCTAAAGGGGAAGTGTTCCACTTTTCACAGAAGTACTCCGCAGGGTAGAACTCCCAATCATTCTCTTCAAAAGGGCCAAGCACCTGCTCCACTGCTTCGCGCATGGCAGGTATGTTACGGTATCGTTTACCAATCAGGTGGAACATAGTCTCACTGGAAACGTCCAAGCTCGCAGAAACTACCAATACATAGGTTTTCATCGGCTGGCCTCCGCGTCTCCATGCTCCGCCGCATCGGGCTTGTCATGCTGCTCAATCACTTGGGATTGCTCGTAGGTTGTCACTTGGTGCACCCGCACGGTGGTGCGTTGGGCGCACTGGTGGTCTGTCGTACCGTCAGTATTGCTCATGGCATATGCGCCACCGCCGATAGCGGCGACGGCGAGGATAGTTCGGATTGCGTATTTCATTTTTGCACTTCCATATATTTAACAAAATCTGTATGGCTTACTAATTCTTTGTCGCGCATGTTTTACGCCCAAGAGATAAGGTCAATTAACACACTGTACTTCTCGTTTGGCATAGTTTTAACGTCGAAGCCGTCTGACTCAAAGCGTTTTATCAGGTCGGCGTGGTTGATTAATGCAGCTACATTGACGCGAACAACAATCATATTATGAATATACTTGTCATAAGCGAACGACACTACAACATACGGTAGTTTTTCATCGTTGGCATAGGACAGGCTTAGTTTTGTCGCGCCTTTGGCAGATTCGGAGCTAATAATACCCAACAGTGCGTGATATACGTCCTCATTACACTGGTTGCGAAACTTGGCAACAGCCAGTCGCGCTTTCTCGGCAGGGGTTTCAGTTTTCATGTCGTCTAAGTCTGCACTCAAGTCCACCATCTGTCTCACTCCTTAAAAATTTTCAACAAACTTAATAATACGAAATAATCTCTCGTGTGTCAATGTATTTTACACAGCAGCGTCAAGCCATGCGGCCAGTCGCGCCATCACGTCGTTCACCGTCTCGTTCGGGGCAAATACCATAGCCATGCCTAGCGTATGCACGGCGCGTTGCAAAGCCTTAACCCAAGCCTCCGGCGCGTTGTACACGCCGTGTGAGTGCGCCCACACGCCATAGTCGTCCATCACGGACAGGTTAACCACTGTTGCGCGGGGCGTACTGAAGCCTTGTACCTTGATGCGCTCGGCCTGCCCTGTCGGTGTAGCCGCCACGTCAGGTGCGTACAGTGGGGCGTTAGCCAGTCGGCTGGTGCGCATGGTCTTGCGAACGCCGCGCACTTTGGACTGGCAGTAGATACCATCTAGCGCATAGAATGCGTTGCCGTCATGTGTCCAGAACTCCGACTGTTGCAGTCGGGTCTCAAAGGCTCGCTCGAAGTTGGCTTGCGCCATCGGCGTGGCAGGATTCCACACTATCGGCAGGTTTGGCTCAGGGCGTGTGGGCGTGTAGGCTGGGTGTGGCGGTAGCAGGGCGAAGCGGTGGGGTGTCAGGTTTACCACGTCCTCGCCAACGAACTTACCATCAACCAGTGGCATGATTGCGCCACAGGCTAAGGCTTCACGATACGCGCCCTCGTCATGGCGCAGGTAGGCTACCACCTCGCCAGCCGTCAGCCGTGCATTTCGCATGGACTCACGGCGTTGGGCTTCAAACACATCGGTCACAGTGATTTGCGGAATCAGCCCTTGTGCCAGCATCTTCTTCAGCTTGTACACACTGACGCCGGTCGCTTGGCTCACGGCTTGAATGGATTCAGCCATTTTCACGCTCCTGTTTGATTGACATACCAATCACATAGACCATAGCTTCAGCCAACTGATTAATATTAGATGCATTCATTTCTGCGATAGCCTCGTCCATCAAGGGCTTCAGGATAATAGGGATAATTTCGTCCACGCTATCTACCAATTTTTGCCCTTTGTATGGGGTGCTATACATCATCAACATTTGCACCGTTTCATCGCACACGCCCTCTTCCCAGTCGAAGTAATACACTTGGGTTGTGTCGTCATCAGGCGCAACGCCCAGCTCTTCACACTGGCTCATACACTTGGCTACCGTGTCATAATGCTTGGTAGCGTCCTCAATATACTCACCCACACTATTGGTAAATGGTGTTTGCAATCGGTCGTAGATTTGGTGCGCATCCAGCCCCTGTGCAGACAGGCCATTGATAATTGCTTTGCGCGTATCGCACAGGTTTGCCAGTTGTTCTTCGTAGCTGTACATATTGTTTCCTTTCTTTACAGACGATTCCACAGGTGGACAATCAGGTCAGGTTCTTCCGCTAGTGCTTTGTCCAGCATAATGCTATAACGCTGGGCGATTTCAGGCGTGATGTCGCTGTCATTTTGGAAGTCCTCGTCATCGCCGAACACATGGTAAATCAAGGCTTCGCCCAAGATGTATACAATCATGTTGGCAACTCGGCACGGGTTGCCGTATTGCTCGGCGGGTGCAACCTGCCCGAACTGTTCTTGCTCATAGGTCATCACGGCTTGGATAGCGTTGAATGTACCAATGCGCTCAAGGTCTCGCTCGGCATCGGCGGTGTACACATAGGTCTCGGATTGGTTATACACAACATGGCACATATCGGCAGTGGACACGCCGTCCAAGATACCATCGGCAAAGGCGTTAATCAGTTGGGTTTCAACTTCTTCAAAAATTGCGGGTTTCATTAGATGTACTCCTTGATTGCGGATTTAATAACGTCAAGCAAAGCGTTTGCTTCTTCAGACGCACAGTCAGTCAATGCGGTTTTCAGCTTGTCGCATACTTCGATGGCATAGTAATCAATCGCGCTTGCATAAAGCCGTTGCCCCTCATACGGTATGTCTTGCTCGTCAATGCGGAACACAAGCTCGTCCGCATAATCCCATACCATAGTTTGAGTTTCCGCGTCATACCAATAGACGGGTACATGGTCGGTCATAGAAAGGCATATGTCATGCAGGTATTGGCAAGCCTTACCAATCAGGTCATACCACTTACTAATCTGTTCGATATGCCGGTCTTCGGTCGTATTGCGTATTTCTTCAGGCGTACCGACAGGGTGGTCAACAAGGCGCAGGATTTCATCGTAATCCCTCACATGGTTGTTATCCATCAATGTGCAGATGGCCTGCGTACGTTTGTTTTCCAGTGCTAGGATTGCATCTCGGCGTTCAAGGGAAATAATAGGTTGCATATAATCTTTCTTCACAGGTTCACGGTCAGACTGTCGCCTGTACCGTCAAGGTAGCTGTACTCAATGTCAAGGGTTACGCGGCCATACCGCTGCTTCTTGGCTTGTGTCACGCAATACCGGCGGATATTCTCTTCAGCCCACTTGCCATACAACACGACGGACGGGCTGCGAAACAGGTTCACCCGCATAATATATTTACCATCCGACAGGGTAGTGTCGGGGAAGCTCACACTGGCGCGAACTTCCGTCCTCTCTTTGGGTATCATACTGTTACTTTCAAAATATAGGGTTCACGCAGGGCGTATTCAGCCACGGGCAGGCCGTCTCGCATACGTTGAATGTATGCACGTTTACCAAACCATTTGACACGCAGGCTCGGCGTACCCAGCAGGTGCAATAGCTCGGTCAGACGGCCGCACACATCGGCACTATCAGGTGGTAGGACTGTTACTGCGTGTTGAATGAAGTCACGCTCAATCTTACAAATCACTTTACCCTCGTACCTTATACCAACAAAGGTGGAAGTTGGTCGTTCGGCGCGGAATCCGTTGTTACCAAGAATCAACCCTTTGGCTTCAGGGGCACGCAGAAATTCGATTAGTTTGTTCATGGTTATTTTCCTTTAGTAATGCTCAATGTTTACGGCTACATTATCGGATTTGAGGTCGTAGGTACAAAGTCTGGATTCCATCAAGTCTTTGAGTTCGTCCTCTTCCTCACTGCTCAAGCCTGTTACACTAAACCAGTATTCCCAATCGGCGGACGTACCGTCTATCACGACGGTTTCAATGTCATACCGATTATCATATGGTGGGGAAATGGTGCAATAGGGCGCAGTGATAGCCACTTCACAGGATTGGTTATACCAGCACAATTCAAGCTGGCAGGCATAGGAATCAATCACGCCGTCGTCATCTTTGAAGTACACTTCAGTGTCAATGCCTAGTGTGCATTTAGGCGCGGTGTTTTCTACCAAGTCAATCAATTTTTCGATATTTTCCATAGCAAATATCCTCTCAAATAAAGCCGTCATGCAAAGGGTTGAAGCCAGCCGCGCATGCGTCCATCAGTTCGTGTAACTCTTGGCGTTCCTCTTCGGGCAGACCGTCATCACTGAAATGTGGGTTGGTATCAACAAAAGAATAGTCCAGCGTTGCAATATCGAAATCCCCATCGGGCGCGTCTTCGATTGCGCCCAATACGTCCAATGATGCCCAATTTCCCTTGTCGTCAGCCCATTGCCATGTCAAATCTACAAAGCGGGCGGGCGTATCGTTACCACATGAATCTAGGTAGTCATCTTGGATTGACACAATGATTTCAGGTTTTTGGGTTTGTATTAAGGCTTTCAACATTTTGACTCCCTTCAGGTTAGGACTCTAAACGCACTTACTGAAGCCATCGGGGGATGATGGCTTGGATAAGCAGGCTTACAGGTTACGGAAATAGTGGTTGTCTTGCGCGAAGTAGTCGTAATGCAATTCCCTATCCCACACGTCCTGCCAGTTGATGTGTCGGGCAATCCAGTCCGGCAGGTCTTTGGGTATATATCCCACCTCTTCACAAAGTTCTTGGGCGAACTCCGCACCGTTGTAGAAATACCCTACATAGGCTTCCTGTGTCGCATCAAAGTCGAACGTGTCCGTAGCTTTGTAGTATGCCAACATGATTTCCTGTTCGTCATCAGACAAGGAGGCGTACTCTTGCAGCGCATCAAAGGTCCCCGCTGTCAGGTCTATACCATCAGGCAGGCCGTCCACGTCTTGCACTTCGCCCAATTCCAGCATGTCGGTGTAGTGGTCAAAGTCGGTGAGGTCATACCATGCTTCGTTTATTTGTACTTTCATTTTTGTTTCCTTTTAGTTGTTGATATTGGTGTAATCAAGGGCTTGCACTGCTTCCAGCGCAAGGGATTTCACTTCGTCATCAATACCATCAAGGTTAGTTATTGATGATACCAATTCAGCTTTCAGATGCACTAGGTCGGACGTAGTGTCATAGATTCCGCATAAGCTGTCATCGGCTAAGGTTTCGCCTGTTTCACAATCAATCAGTCCAACGCTGAATCGGTAGGGCGCATCATAGGCGTACAGTCCAAAATCTTTTACCAAGGCTTCGGCTTCAGCCTCTTCCATACCAATCAGGTATAGATAGGCTGCATCACCTTGACAATAGCCGCGTGCCGTGTATCGGTACGGGCGCAACTCAGCGTCCTTGCTGTCATCATCTAGGCTGTCATACCATGCTTGATTGGTCATGGACAACAAACCGCGACGGGCTAAGTCAAAGTCTACACTTCCCCAATCTTCCTCATCTACTTGTTCGGATAAGCGTTCGGCTTCGTTTGCAGTCAATGCAGGCATGGTAGCAGTGCTGATGTTATGGCGCACCAATTCCAACTCTTCCCGTACACGGCTATCCCTTAGTAGGGAAGAAGCTAGGTAGTGCAGGGTGTCAGGATTGACGATTTTCAGGTATGAATAATCCCGACTATTACCAGTCGATATGCGTTCAATACCATGTTCTTCTATAAAATTTTCAAAGTAACAGGCGTTATCGCGGTCGTAGGACAGGTCGATTTTCAGGCATTGATTGTTTTTGATAATATCAATCATGGTTTTTCCTTTATGTATAGGTTACTCACTGAAGCCGCCCAATCGGACGGCTTGTATCAATAACCTAAGTACGACTACGGGTAACAGGCCGTAGTCGTACCATGCACCCTTCATAGGGTGCAATAGTGCCATGCTATACGAACCTTCATCATGCTGGCTTTCTTGCAATCCGCATGGGCTTATATGCCATGCCATTGAGGGCAAACACGGCTTCGGCTTATTTCATCCTAGGCTTAACTTTATACCAATCGCCATTCTCTAACGGGATGTTTGTCTTGTTTTGCTGTTGAGGGTAAGGGATACCACTAAACGCGCATGATGGGTCTTGTCCTAATTGTTAAAGAGCGTTCAGCTAAGCCGTTATAGGCTTTGGCCTAGTCATAATTACAGGTTATAACGCCTGCCAAGCGCAGGGCTTGGTGTTTACTGTATAGTGTTGGGTCGGGCGTTGCCCTCACCAATGTATGGGCTGAATTATAACCGCCTTATTTTAGTTTGTCAAGTAATTTTTTACTAGATACTTAATAAAGCGCAAGTTATAACGCTGATGGTATCTTATACCATCTTTGCTAACAAGTCAAGGATTATTTTTACTACCATAACTATTATATATAGGTTAGGTTTCCCAATAAGGGCAGGCCTAGTATACCACCTTTTTCGCGCACCTTCCTGCACGCGGTAGGGTTAATCAATAATAATCTATGGCTTACTTGATGAAGCGCATTATATAGCAGCTTTTAAAATAAGTCAAGTATTATTTTGACAAACCAACTTTTAAAGAACGGTTACAATAGATGGCAAGTTATACCATATAAGGTAGTTAATGCGCCGCTGAATGTTGCCGAGCTGCACTTAACTGTTGGAGCGAATTATACGCGGTTAGGCGGGGATAAGTCAAGGGATATAATGGTTAAGTTGTGTAAGTGAATGTGTTAAGGAATGTTTGTTTGAAATTGAATGAATTTTGGATAAGAGGGGGGATATTTTAGTTTGTTGGAATACCAATTCGCGGAAAAAAAGAGGTGAAAAAAAAAATCTGAAAAAAAAAATCGACCATAAAAAAATTTCAGGTAAGTAAAATAAGATAATAATAATATAATATTATATTTATTTATTTATATCTACTTTTTTTTCTCTTTTTTTCTCTTATGAATCATGGTATTACACAGCGCGCCCGTTATTTCCCCCCAAAATAACCGCCGTTTTATATTCACGTGCGGCGGTGGTATGTTTGTGTTTTCCTTTAAAATCAACAACTTATTTTTTTTCTTTAAAATCAATGACTTAAGCCCAAAAATATGTATAAGAAGCCCGCTATAAATGCGATATAAAACGTGTCTTGAGAAACTTTTTTAAGTGCCGTTTTACGATAAAACGCCTGTTATACGGTGTCCGCCTATTTTAATTTATCGTTAAAAATTTGTAACAAGAGGATTAAGGCTACTTAACCTTTCTTAACAAATATGTATAAGCCGCCGTTTATATATAACTGCCCTCTTATTAATGACCGTTTTATATAAGCTCTATGTTAGACTAAAATTTTATATGTATAACCGCCGTCTTATCCGCAAATGCCGTCTTATATTCAGCACGCGATTTTATCTCTTGTTTTTCATTTTCAAGTTAATGAATTTTGTAAATAACGGCGGCCTTATTTTAAGGCAGGGGATATACTGCTAGGGCATTGGATAACTTAGGTTTTATATGTAAAGCAAAATAACCGCCGACTTATTTTACTTACCCTGTTTTGTTATGCCGTGCAATATAACCGCCGGCTTATTTTATATGGCTGGATAGTGCCGCCGTTCGGCGGTGTGAATTTTGTGGACGGTGTATAAATGCCGCGTTATATATCCCCCCCTATTGGAACACGGAGGGCGATGGCGACCCTCGTCCGGAAAAGGGTAGTCGCACACAATCCACAACGACCCACAAAAAATGCCCTCGATGGCTTAGGTTATATAACAAGGCGTTTATACACAGAGGTGGCATCGACAGCCCAGATGACGTAATCCCCCTCTTATGTGCAACGAATGGTTTAGACAGCAATGAACACTTATATATGTAGATGGCGAACACCGCGCCTACCTATATGGACGGCGCAGGTTTCTACTTCGGCTTCGCGTTGCCCCATCCTGCTGTGCAGGATGGTAAGTTGGTTCATCCTACGGACTCACCAATAAAAACACCACGCCGAAGCGTGGTGTAGTATCGGCAACCTACCCCAATGACACGAGTGCCGCCCGCTGCATTGGTCGCCGACGGCGAGATACTATCCACATGAGCAGTCCTCGTCAAGTCTGTATCTTACCTTACTGGTAGCGTCGCTTGATTTAACCCACCCGTCGTTCGCATCTACCTCTTCATTCTCAATAATGATGGTAGGCTTATCGGTCTCCGCCACCCACCTGTCAGCCTGCACGTTCACTTTAGTAAAGTACGTTTCCATTATTCTCCCTCCCCGATTTTTACCGTGGTATTATCCGCGTCATCCAAACCCAAATACCCTTTCTCATATATCTCTTTGTCCCACTGGTCTTCGCACTCGCATATCGCGTCGCCCATTTTCAGCACTGACTTGCCGGTAACGATATGGCCTGAACCCTCAACTGCAATACCCCTACCACTGGTCTTAGCCCCCGCATCTTTGGTAACACCCTCTTCCATACTGTACGCGCCTCCCCCTCCGCTCTTGAGTGTGGTATCCTTTCCAAACATAACGTAGTCCCAGTACCCCCCGTCCACGACACCACCTTCGCCGACTTTGCTCCAGCGGTTAGTATAATGAGGAGGGCAGCAACGCTCGAAGGTGCAGTCTTTGAAGACGCACCCCTTACCGAAATCGTTAGGCGCGAGAAACGTGCAGTTGGTAAAAACGCAGCCGTCCCCGTGAGTGGTATAAGGAGGGAATGTGACTCCCTGATAAACTTTTCCGTCCATGATGGTATCCCAATGACAAAACCTTTAGACCTAGATTCACTGGCCCGCGACCTCGCGGTGCTGACCGCCAACAGATTATATAGTGAAGAGGAAATCGGTGCAGGCTACGACCTCTCGCCGTCCGACATCAACAAACTTCTCGACGACCCCGACTTCAATGCACGGGTCTCGGCACACCGAGACAGAATAGGCGATGGTAGAACAGACCTGCTCCGCGCCCAAGCGAAACTGATGTCCGAGTCCACCCTGCGCGACCTGTTCGAGATTGCCCGCAGCGACAAAGACAAAACCTCCGACAAGCTCAAGGCCATCGCCGCCCTCGCCGAAATCGCCGACATCAAACCTCGCAACGAGCAGCAGTTCAGCGGCATGGTACTCAACGTCAACTTCGGCAGTGGTATGACACCCCCCGCCGTCGCCACCATAACCCCGATGGAGGCCATCGAGCATGAGCAGTCTTAATATCGGTTTCCCACTAGACCAGTACCCCACACTCAAACGCGCGTCGATGTCTACGGCGTTGATTCGCCTTACCTGCGGCCCTGCCGGTTCAGCGAAAACTTCTTGGGCAATCATGGAGTTACTGCGCTCTGCGCTGCTTCAGACCCCCTCGCCTTTGGACAACACCCGCTACTTCCGCGCATTGGTCGTGCGCAACACCTACGCGCTACTGAAATCGAACACCATTCCGTCTATGAAAAATATGTTTGGTCCGCTGTTGCAGGTCACGGAGGGTAGTCAACCGTTCGGGCGTGTCCGCGCACGGCTGCAAGATGGTACGGCTCTCGACATGGAGATACAGTTCCTCGCCCTCGACAGTGAGGACGCACAGGACAAGCTCTTGGGTGCAGAGCCGACGATGGTGCTGTGTGACGAGTTGAACTTGATGCCGGAGAGCGTGGTCTTCGCCTTGGTGCGCCGTCTCGGTCGCTACCCCAGCGGGACGAAAGGCAAGGTAGATAGGACGGGCATCATCGGTGTGTTCAACGGTCCGGTCAAAGGGTCGTGGTTGCACAAGTGGTATCTCGGCGAGCGCGATGCGCAGTTCGAGAAAGTGGCGCGTGAGATGGGTGTCGAGAAGTTGGTCGAGATGTTCAGTCAGCCGCCGGCACTCATTCCACCCGCAGGATTCCCCAACAGCCACGACCCCAACGACGAGTGGTTGCCCAATCCGGAGGCGGAGAACATTCAGAACCTCGCTCAAGGGTATGGTTACTACTACGCCATGCTCGCCGACCCCGACATGGGTAAGATACAGAGCTATGTGCTGGGCGAGTTCGCGGATGTGAAACACGGCAAGGTGGTATTCCCAGAGTTCCATCGGGACGTGCATACGTTCCCCGCCGAGCGGGTCAACACCAAGGAGCTGCGCGACTACTATCTCGCTTTCGACTTCGGGCGCACGCCGGTCTGCATCGTTGGCACGCTGCTGTCGGATGGTACACTCATGGTACTGGACGAGTTCATGGGAGAGGATATGAGCGTGGAGCAGCTCTACCGCGCTACGGTGCGGCCTGCGCTCAAGCGCAACTATCCCAACGGCATATGTGTCAGGGCCTACGGCGACCCCGCCGGTCTGACCGGTGGGCAGAACATCAACCTGTCCCCGTTCGACGTGCTGCGCAAGGAGGGTGTGCCTATCGTCGCGCCGACACGCAGCAACAAGCTAGAGCCTCGACTGGCTGCGGTGCGCAGCTTCATGTCCTCACTCGGTACGGGCGGCAAGCCGCGACTGCTCATACGGGACAACTGCCGCTTCCTCATCCAAGCACTGGCAGCCGACTATATCTACGAGAACCGCAGCGGCGGGCGCACCGCCGACACACCTACCAAGTCCCACGTCGGCTGGGTTAGTGACTTAAGTGATAGTTTACAATACTTATCACTTGGGTTACTATTAGTCATGTCCACCGGCGACGATGACGCAACACAGTACGAGACAGAGATAGAGTGGTGTTGACAGATACAGCAACCCTATGGCATAGTCGCACCCTCACATATTGTGATTTCTGATTTCGCTCATTTTTTCTGCTCCGTGCCGGACTAAACTTCAAACCGACGGCCTTAGCCCACCTTGTACGGTGGGCTTCTTTTTTGGTATACTACGCACTCATCCATTCTTTGAAATCAGTGCTCCGCCCGACTTCCACAGTCGGGTTCTTTTTTGGTATCATGGGGTTCTAACTGTTTGATTAACCCCAACCAAGGAGGTCGTCATGACTACCAAGAAAGCACGTTGCAACGGTAAACGCACCGGTTGTGCGTCCAACGGCACTGCACGAGGCTGAGTATGGACGAGAGCCTTATTGACACGCTGGGCGATATGGTCGTTTCACGCTTCCGTAAGGCTCGTGAAGCCAAGATGCCCCACTATAACGATATGATGGACTGCCTCAAGCTGATGAACGGGCAGCCATTATCTGCGCCCGCTGGGGACGGGCCTGACATCGTTATGGATATTAGTTCCCCAATCGTGAAGAATATTGTTGGTCTGATACGCGACATCTTCGTCGGTTCGACAGCCCAGCCGTACACCATCAACGCTACGCCGGTGGTAGAGCTTCCTGAAGACGTGGAGGCACAACTGCTTGAGAAAATCGAGCGCGAGCTTGAGGTGTTTATCGCCATCAACGGCGGCGACGTGAACGCGGTACGCGCCCAAGTGAGTGAGATGCGGGCGGCAGTGCAGCTTGAAGAGAACCGCAAGGCAAGCGTGGCGGCAGACCGACTACGCACCATCATTGCCGACCGTCTGTACGACGCGGACTGGGAGGCGCAGTTTATTGACTTCATCGACCATTTCTGCATTTACCCTGCGGCGATTATGAAAGCCCCTGCGGTAAACACACGCACCGTCATGCGTTGGGATGGTACAACCGTGTCGCCGACAACAGAGACCGTGCGTCAGGTCGAGAACATTTCCCCTTTCGACTTCTTCCCTGCACCGTATGCAACCGACATTCAGACTGCGGATTACGTCATCGAACGCCGCCGTCTGACACGCAACGAGTTGCTCCAGTTGGGCAGTGCCTACGGTTACGACGAGGACGTGATTGCCGAAGTGTTCGAGGCGAACCCGAACGGCGCACCCCTACCGTATGGGTCTGTGGATGACGACGACATATCCGACACCATCGGTGTGGACAAGACCGACATGGACGCGTTCGACGCTTTGGGGTACTACGGAAGAATCCGCAACGACCTGCTCGCTGAGTATGGTATTGAGTTCGCAGAAGAGGAGATGCACGGCGCATCCGAGGCAGAGGTATGGGTCGTCGGCGGGCGTGTGATTAAGTGTCTGTTGAACCCTGACCCGTTGGGCCGCCGCCCGTTCTATAAAGCCTGCTTCGAGAAAGTACCGAGTTCGTTTTGGGGTGCGTCCCCAGCGATGAAGCTGCGCGATACCCAGCGCGTGTGTACGGCCTCCGTCCGTGCGTTGGTACGCAATATGCAGTATTCCAGTGGGCCTATCGGCGAGGTACGCAAGGGCGCGGTCAAGGACGGCCACGCACCGAACGCAATTATTCCGCACACCATCCGCGTGGTAGAGGAAGACAACTTCGGCAACGGCGCACCAGCCTACCGGTTCTACACCGTACCGTCTCTGTCCAACGAGCTTGTCGCCTTGTTCGATAAATTCATGGGTTACGGCTACGAGCTGATTGGTATCCCCCGTGTAGCGTTCGGCTCGCCGCAAGGTTTGGGTACGCTGGGGCGTACCGCAGGTGGCGTGTCCATCATTTTGAACCAGTCCACCAAGGCCATTAAGCAGGCACTGCGTATGATTGAGTCTGGGCTGATTGAGCCTGTGGTACAAGAGTTCATCAACTATGAGATTCGTACCAGTAACGACCCAGACATCCGTGGCGACATCCGCGTGTTCGCCCGTGGCGTGTCGGGGCTGATGGAGCAAGAGGGTAAGAACGGCGACCTTGAGTGGGCGTTGCAATCCATCTCCAGTATGGTCGGTGTGGTTGACCCAGCTACCCAACAGCCTGTCGTTCCGATTACGGCGGTGCAACGTATCTTGTACACCATGTTCAAGAATAAGGGCTTGTCCACAGATGGTATCTTCCCCGACTTCGACCGGCAAGAAGCGTTCGGCGAGATTACAGGCCAGCCTATGCCGCAAGACCCCGCCAGCGGCGTTCCTGATTTACAGGGGCGCAGCCCTAATGCTGAAGCGGCTATCGCTGCCGCTAACGGAGGCTAATTATGCTTACATCTAAATGTGATTCGACCGTTATCACTATGGTGGCGGAGGGCCGACCGATTGAGGTTGGTTCTTCCACTAAGTTGTACCCTCATATCGAGGAGTCCATGCCGGTGCGTGTTGGCCCTGTGGCTACACCGTTTATGCTGCACACGACGACCTCCGATGAGGGTATGCCCTGTGTACGGATTAAAGCCGAGCGCGTGGTAGAATGTCCTAGTGGCTGTGCTGTGAGTGAATTTAAGTACCCGTTCCCATTGGGCTGCGGGGCTTCTCACTTGCTACCGGCAGGCACATATGATATAACTGTGTGCAAACAAGAAGCTGCGTCGCTAGAGATAGGCGACGTGATTGACTTAACCTTGATGGTAGAACCTGTCACTGACAGCTTCGCCGCTATTTATTTGCGTAAGGTGTAGCATGAGTGCGAACCGTCTTAACCTGCCCGAAAGTACCGGTCGCGCGATTCAGTTGAGTCGCAAGGAAGCCAGTACCTTGATGGGCTTTCAGCGTTCGGCGTATGCTGCGCCGATTAAAGAAATCTTGTTGAAAGTGCTGGACGACAGCCGTGTTGTCAACGAGACCGAGACTGCTTCCGAAGAAAACCGTATGCGTGTTGCCGCGGTTAAGGACATTTTGGAAACCCTGTTCACGGGTAAGGTGGAATTAGAATGAAGAAGCCTGAAGCTATTTTAGTGACCCCATGCCGTGCCGTGGTGGTCTCCGGTGTTGACTTGCAAGAGGGCGATAAGTTCATCGTCCACCGCGTCATTGACAGCGAGTGCGTTATGGAGGACGCAAAGGATATTCCTTTCTCCCCATGCGGCAAGGTCGTCACACTTGACCTGAACCATAACCCAGTCATGATTGATATGGCGGGTTATTACCGTATTTATCCTGATGGTGTGGTAAGTGATACAGCGTCCCTGTACATTGACCGCATTTCATCCTGCGAGAAGTGATATGAATCATCGTACCCGCCTTGACCTTGTTTCTTCAGATGAACAAGCTGCCGCTCGTGATGGGTTGTCTCGCCTGCGTTCCAACCGCGACTTTGAAGCTCTGATTACTTTGCTTGAACAAGAGTTGGTAATCGAGCGTGAGTTGTATGAGACACGCACAGCGTCCGACCACCAGCGCGGACAGGTTGTCATGTTGAAGAAAGTCATTGACCTTTTAGAAACTGGAGACAAATAACCTATGCCTACCGATTCATTCTTTGGTATCGAAGAAGCGTTGACTTCCGCCGGTATCAACCCCACAGCCGCCCCAGTGGTAGAGCAAAACCCAACACAGAGCGTTGCGCAAGAGCAACAGCCTGCGCCTGTGCAGGAGCAAATCCTGCCCACAGACGATGAAATCTATGACGATATAAGTGACTACGTTGCCGATAGTGGTAATATTGATGTAGGTAATGAGGTACATCAACCTCAACAAACCGAAGCCCCGCGCCAGCAACCGACCATCACTCCGGAAATCGCGGCACTGCTCCAACAAAATCAAGCACTGTTGCAACAACAGTTTGCAGCTTCGCAGAAATCGAACGAAGACCGCGTAGCAGAGTTGGAAGCCAAACTCCGCGCCTATGAGCAGAAGCCGGCCGAGGGGGACAAGAAACCGTGGTATGAGGGCATCGAAGTACCTGAACTGACCAAAGAGCAACTCGACGCATACGCCAGTTCCTTGCCTGTCATTGAGGCCATTGCCGCGCGTAAGGCCGTAGAGATTGCCAAACGCCTTGAGGCAGAACGCTTGAATCCTTTGGCTCGTCAGTTTGACGATACGGTTCAACCGCTTCAAGCGCAAGTGCAACAGCAAGAAGAGCTACGCGCCATCAACGCGCGGCAGCAGTACAACCAAGCTATCGCAACGAAATTACCGTGGCTGCGTGATGCGGTAAACACTGCTGAATACGCACAGTATTACAATGCAGTTGTGCCGAACACCGGCGGTTTGACCCGCGCAGCATTGGTACAGAATGCAGAAGCCGTAGGCAACGTAGATGCCGTTGTAGATTTATTGTCAGGGTTCAAACCCGCTCAACCCGTATCACAACAGCAACTGACCGCCCCTGGCCGAAGCAATGCAATTAACTATTCCCAACAGGCTACCGCCGCCCAGCCTAAAGGAAAACGTGGCATGAAATTGTCAACGTATAACCGCGCCCTGCAAGACTTCTCCAATGGCAAAATGTCGCCCGAGCAATTCGCTAAATACGAAGACGCTTGGAATACTGCGCTACTTAACGGTGTAGCGGTAATGGACTAATTCTCTTTTAACATGAGGTAAAATTATGCCTGTACAGAGCAAACCTTTGCTGGCAGCGGCGAGTGGCTACCCACAGTTGGTGTCTGCGCTGACTAAACCAGTATATGCGGCTGGCTTCTTAAAACGCTTCAACAGTATGACTGTGAGTGGTTTGATTACCAGCCAAGACATCGTGCCAAAAGAAATCCGCAACAAGGGCGACGAAGTTATCTTCCGCCGTCCTCCTGAAGCTGAAGTCTTTGAGTACATCAAAAATATGGAATTGGAAGTTTCCAATTTCGACACCAGCATCATCACGATGAACGTGAACCGTGCGTTGTATACCAACATCAAGTTGGACAAGCTGGATACACGCAACATCGACGAACTGCCTGCGCTGCTGAAAGAATACCAAGCAGACGTAACCCAAAAACTGGCAGAACGTATCGACGTGGAAGTGTTGACCGAAGTTCCTTTGGCCGCTGCAGCTTGCAACCGTGGTCGCAAAGCCGGTCGTCGTTCCCATGCGTTTGACTTCGGCGCGGCTGGTGCGCCTGTTGTCCTGACTAAAGACAACATCGTTCGTTACCTGTCACAAATGCGTACCGTGTTGTCCGAACAAAACGTGGACACCAATGGTCTGTATGTTGTGTTGCCGGTTGAAGCGATGGACTTGTTCTTCGCCAACCCAATCCTGACTAATGCCTGCGCCGCCGGTACTTCACAGTCCATCATCTTGGGTACTAAAATCCCTAACGTGTTGGGCTTCGAGATTATCTTCTCGAACAATATGCCGCAACGCAACGAGGGTGGTCGTATCGCCTACACCATTTTCGCAGGCCGCAAAGACGCAACCGGTTTCGTAATGCAAGTTACCGAAAACGAACATATCGAAAAAGTTGCCAACCACTTCGGTCAGTTCTGGCGTACATTGCAGGTTTACGATTTTAAAGTTATCAGACCTGAGTGTATTACTACCCTGTACGCAACTCTTGACTTTGCCGCATAAGGAGCATTGACATGACAGTATTCAAGTTATTCTTGGGTGGCGATGCCCGTCATGTGGGCCACCGTCATTCCCGCATTGCCGACAACAGCAACCCATTGGTACGCTATGCCGGTCACTTGCCAAACCGCCACTTCGTTGTGCCGTTCGAGTATGACGGCGCGTCAGGCGAGTGGACTCGCTTCCGTGAAATGGAAGGCCACTTTGCCACTGGCGACATCGTACACACCCACTTGTTGTCTGCTGACAGCCGCGTTGATGCGTTGGTTGTTCACAACAAAAAACAAGCTGGTGCGCGTGATGAAAAAGGCGCGATTACCACTGCCGGTAAAGTGAAGTTCGGTCTGTATGACGGCGAAAACTTGGTTGACGAAACCGAAGAAATCGACCTGTCAGTAATTGGCCGCACAGTATTGGAGTTCGGCAAAGCCGTGGCCTCCAAGGACACCACCAAAAAAGACTCTGACGGCGATGGTAAAGTTACCAAGAAAGACCACGCAGCCACTGCGATTACCAGCTTGGGTGCGTACTTGGGCAGCAATGGCTCTATCCGTATGACCGTTGTTGACGGTAGCGGTATCGACGCTGCGTGTATCTCTGCGTTCGTTGAAGTGGTTGACTTCCTCGACGTTCGTGGTTGCACTTGTGGCGAACCCGCTTGCGGCAGCACCTACCCTGAACCTGAATGTATGTAACCTAGATAGTTATAACCAAACCCCACCCTTGCGGTGGGGTTTTTAGTACGTTAAAATCAAGGCGTTTATACCCCAAACAAGGACATAAAAATGCCAAGTAATACCCCTATTGCCTACGCCGATGAAACCGGCTATGTATCGTTGCCTGTGGTGAGTGGTCGTTTTTCGGACCAAGCGCGGGAGCGATTGACCCCGTTGTACACACAGGAAGAAGTGGATGCATCATGGGCGAAGTTCCATGTCGCGCAAGGCTTGAATCCTGATGGTTCAGATAAAGTTGTGGAAACGTTGGAACAGGCGGAAGCCACAGTTGCCCAACGCGAAGCCGATGCCGCCGCGCAGAACGCCATGCCTCATGTGCCGATGGCACAGGCTGCGGCGAAAGCTGTATTGCCTAGCACACAGAAAGGTAAGTGATGATTTCTCCCCGCGCACTGGTCGAGGAAGTAAGTAATTACTTGGTGGACCAAGACCCTGATTTCCCGTTCGAGCATTGGACGGAAGACGACTTACTGCACTACTTCCGGTTGGCGGTGGAGATTGTTGCGAACGCCCAGCGTGAGAAGTTTATTAAGCGCACGTCCATGCCATTGGTCGCAGGCAGTCTTCAGACCGTACCTGAATCGTGTCATGACGTGTCGTCCGTGCTGGGCCAAGCAGACAGCAAAGGTCGCGTGCGTAGTTTTCCGCGCCAAACCAGTAAGAACGCCCTGCACCTCGTTGGTAAGATAGGGTGCAAGGACTGCCGCGCGGAAGCCTCATCCTCTGACTACAAGATGGACAGTTGGAGCTACGACCCGAACGACAACAACATCTTGTACGTTGACCCGCCTGTGCCTGATGGCGTGACCGGCACGTTGGAACTGATGTGCTTCAGCCCGCCAAAGGTGGACAGCTTGGACAGCGACGTGGACTTGGGTTCGCAGTTGCGCCCAGTGATTTTCGAGCTTATGCTGTATTACGCTTGGGGTGTTGACACCGAGAGCGTACCGTCGCGTGACCGCAGTGCCGTTCACTGGAATAATGCGTTTACCCTGTTGGGTATGGAAGCGAAGCAGGCGAGCAACCGCTACGCTGTTACCCGCGTTCCTGAATTGAGGATTGGAGCTAAGAAATGAATTGGTTTGACTGGCTTAAAAACCAAGCCCTCGTCACGTTCCCCAATATGCCCAGCAGCTTTATTGAGAACGCCATCCTCAACGCTGTCTCACGGTTCTTCCGTGAAACACACTTGTTGAAAGACGAAGCGTATATTGACGCAGAGTGTGGTACGAATGATTATGTGATTGACCTACCTGACGGTAGAACCATAGTGCAGATTAAGTCTGTGCATTCCACCAACGACCCTGACCGCCACCCGCTGCTTGACCGCAACTGGAATCTCGTCCCTCCAGCAGAGGAACGTTTTGGTAGCGGTTATTGGGTAGAGCTTCAGTTTGAACATCCAGTCGTCTATTTCGAGGGCTGCGGCAGTGTACGCAGCGGCAGGTATTGCGTGGTCTATTCGTGGACACCGACAGGGCAGGACTGCGATATTCCGCACCACTTCTTCGGCAAGTACCGTAACGATATTTTGAACGGCGTGCTGGCTTCTCTGTACCTGATTCCGATGGAGAACGACAGCCAGTCGGCGGCCTACGCCCAGTATTACAACAGAGAGTTTCTGCGGGGCATAAATATCGCCCATGCAGAAGAGTTCCAAAACCATACCAACCGGCCCATGTTTATGCACGGTGGTTGTTTCTTGTGAGGTAAGTGTGGCGACTCTATACAACTTCAAGCCTACCTGTCATGACAATGACGGGTGCTTTGCACCGAAGCCTGACTTCGATTGCGTCGATACCTGCCAACCGTGCAACAACCCATGCGAACCGAAGTGTCCGCCGAAAGTCCGTGCGAAAGATGCAGTGTGCTTGAGCGATGACGAGTGCGAACGTTGTTTCTCGTTGTTCCAGTATGTCGGGTGCGACATTACGAAAGTGCCGGCGCATATTTACGCCATCGTGCTGAAAGTCCGCAGGCAGGGTAACTGCCGTGTATTGGTAGAGGAATGCCCGACCCGTGCCGACAACAGGGGCAACGTATGCTTCGTTTGGTCGGAAGAATTTAGGCGACTGCCTGCCGGTTACTACGAGGCGGATGTGGTTGTGAATGACCGTGAGTGTTTTACCATTTTATTCCGCAAACGCGGTTGTTGGACACGCATGGTAACAGAAGAAGTTAAGCTGGCGCAGTTGCCATGTGAAGCACCTCCGCACTGTGAGGGTTGTGTTGCTACGCCTGATTTTGAACAGACTGCTCCCGAAGCGGAGTGCGGAGGTTGTGATAATGGCTCTGAATGTAAGTAAGTGGTCTAGTCATGGCAAGCTGGCGCAAAGCCTGACTGCCGAGGCGACCGAGGTTCCTTTGGGTTTTGGCGAGGGTCTGCGCTTCCGCCTCCCCGACACCGACTACTGCTATGCGACTATCCGTAGCAATGGTAAGTACGAACACGTCAAACTTATGGCGGTTAAAGGCGACACCCTGCACGTCGTTCGCGGTCAGGACAACACCACGGCGCAGACGTGGAGTCCAAACAGTTGTATTGAGATTGAATGGAACCCCGCGCAGATTTGCGAGTACACCAAGCAGTGCGCGTTGGGGCAAACCCCGACAACCGTAGCCGCAGGTACATACTGCCTGTCATGCAGCACCTGCATCACAATCGGCGAAGACGGTCGCATCACAGCGGTAGATGGAGAGAAGAAATGCAAGTAACCCATGTTGATTTCATTGACAGCCGTTTGTCCGCCGCGTTCGCCTCTACCTCAAATTCGTTGGTGGTAGCCAATGAGCATGGTCTGTCTGACAAACTGAATAAGATGCGCGAGGGCGACTATGTGTACCTGATTATCTCCGCCTGCCACATGACCGAAGTGGTTAAGTATACACACACCGAAAAACTGCAACGCACCGGCCCGTTGACCCTGCATGTTGAGCGCGGTCAGCATGGTACGATAGCAACGTCATTCCCATTTGGTAGTTGTGTACGCACCGAAATTACCGGCAGTATCCTGCGCGAACTCGCCACACAGATGATTAAGGAAGAACATGAACGCCTGTAAGCAACGATTACAGACCTTGCCCTGCGATAAGCAGGGTTATGGGTACACGTCGCAACCCCTAGGGGCTTCCGACACTGTGCTGCACTTGATGCGTAATCAGGGCAATTCGTTCCCTCCGTTGGTCGAGGGGCAGTATTTCTTCGTCAGTGTGAAGATGTGCGACACCGAGTGCTGTGAGACTATGCGCGTTATCGCGCGTGACGGAGACGACCTGACGGTTGAGCGCACCAACCCGTGCGACTGTATTTCCAGCAATGCCCGCGTGACCTATCTCGATTCCGGTCGGGAATATGTGCAGGCACTCGCGCGTGAGATTGGTCTGAATGTCGAAGACCCATTGGTCTATAACTGCGAAACCAATACCCTTAGTTTGGACTGCACCAAGCTGAATATGGGTGGCGACTGCGGTTGTGGTTCGGGTAAGAATGAAGTAGGTGTCGGCAAACGTGGTCCACAAGGCGAGCGCGGGGCTGATGGTAAAGACGGATTGAGTGTAACGAGCATTGCCATTGATAAAACCAATACGCTAACGTGGACAGACAGCAAAGGCAAGACCCACACAGTTGGTACGATTATCCCGCCGCAGGGTCAGAAAGGCGAAAAGGGCGACCAAGGCGAACCAGGGCCTGTCGGCCCTGCCGGTCCGCAAGGCGAGGACGCTGGCGCGATTAGTATGGAACGTGATGAAGCCACAGGTACGTTCACTCTGTACATCACGAACGGCGAGGGCGTGAAGCGCAGTATCGGCTCATGGAAGCCCGTAGCCGGTGTCGGTATTGCCGACATGAATGTGGTTGATGGTAACTTGGAAGTTAATCTGACAGACGGCAACAAGCTCAACGCCGGTAGTATCGTAGGCCCTCGCGGCCCGCAAGGTCAGACGGCATCGTTCTCCATGTTGTACTCCAATGGGCGCGTGTATATCGGCGGACCGGCCAAATCCGAAGTGTACCTACGCAAGAATGGCGCGATGTTGGGCGGACGGCAGCAAATCCCCGACAACGGCCTGCTGGTAATGAATAACCCGAACTCTTCCACTGAAGCGGTAATTGAGCTTGTGCATAATGGCGGGGTCGTAGCGTTAGGATACTTCTAATGAGGTTCTTGGATTTCGGCGGCGAGCTGCCAAAAGTAAAACCGCAGGCATTAGGCTCACGGAACGCACAGCTTGCCGAGAATATTGATTTGTATGGTGGTATGCTCCGCCCGCACCGAAGCCCTGCCCTGTTCGCCCACGCGGTTGACGAGCGGGGTTCTCCCATTTCTGCAAAGATGGTAATCCCCGTCGGCGACTACATGGTCGGGTTTCCACAAGATGTGCATTGGGTACGCGACCCGCGCGAGAGCGCAGGGGCTGACACGGTGCTGTTCGTTCGCGACGGGCAGTTGTACCGCTTGTCCTCACGCATGGTACGCGCCGGTACAGGCCCGACACTTGTTGGTATCGACCCGCCTGAAGAAGCCCCTACTGTCGCCGTTGCCCCTAACAGGGGCTGTGTGTCCAAGTGGGCTGACCGCTGCGCGGATATTGAACAGTCGTCTGACTGCTCCGACTGGGGCGACGCGCCTGAAGTGCGCGGCTACCGTGTAACGTATGTGAACGAATGCGGCGAAGAGAGCGCACCAAGCCCTGTATCGAACTTGGTTGACATCAAGAACGGAGACGGCGCAATCGTGGTCGATACGAACACGCCGCCAAAGAACGCAGTGAAACGCAGATGGTATCGCTCCGCCACCACCAGTGACGGTCAGGCAGTATGGTTGTATGTTGATGAAGATGTCATTGCTGATAACACGTTTATCGACGACAAGTGTCCGCAAGATTTAGGCGAGGTTCTTCCTACTGAAGACCACCTGCCGCCGAACAAGTGTTTGGATGGGGTTGCCCTCACTCGCAATATGCAGACTATCGTGTGGACTAATAATCAGTTTTGGGTATCAGAGCCTAGACTGCCCCACGCGTACCGACCTGCGACACGCGTAACCCTGCCGTCCAAGATTCAGTTCATCGCCTCGCACACAACCCGTGTAGAGGGGGATACCCACTTCGACAACGTGGTCGGTACTGTCGGTTATCCGTATACCATCAACGTGCGCGATGACGCACAGACGACCGTCAAAGAGCTTGAATATTGGTATCCTGCATTGTCTCCGTTCGGTTGGTGTACGCTCGCCGGTGGCGTGTACTACACTGCCGAGAACGGGCTTGTCGGTATCGCCGGCACGTCAGTGAACATGATGACCGAGGATTACATGACCGAGCGCGAGTGGCAGGGGTATAACCCGTACACGATGCGTCTTACCGGCTACGACCAACGGGTGTTTATGTGGTACGATTCTGCATCAATCCGCCAAGGGCTGTTGTTGGTATTACCTACTACCGATAAGCGGCGCAACCCAAGTTTGAGCCGCCTGACGCTGCAAGTGAAGATGGCCCATGCCCACCCTGAAACCGGAATGCTTATGCTGATGGGTGCGGGCGTGTATAAGTGGGGAGCGGGCGACAAACCTATGCGCTATCGCTGGAAATCAGGAATCGAGGTCAACAGTGCCTATTGGTTTCCAACAGTATTCAAGGTTGTCAGCGACGACCTGCCGCGCCAGTACCGGCAGCTTGAGCAGTTACGCACTAAGTTCGCCGTATGGAAGCGCACCCATTGTGGGCTTGACCCTGTGCAGTTCTTCGATACCCATCCCGAAGCGCGTGAACACATGGCTGACCTGATGGAACTGTCCCCTCGTGTCGTGCTGCGACTGTATGCCGATGGCGAAGAAATCTACACACGCCCTATACGCAACCTTGCGCCGGTAATGTTGAAGAAACGCAGGCGGGCAATAGAGTGGGCATTCATGGTCGAGGGGGATATTGAAATACGGGAACTGCACTTGCAAAAATCCCATAACGATTTACAGAATGACGGCGGTCACGCATAGGAGGCGAGATGACTATCATCGACAAGAACAAAGGCGGGGGTAAAGGAGGAGGCAAAGATTCCGGCAAGAGCGAGGATACCCCAATCTACAACAAGGTAGAGATTAAGGAAAACGCCCCGTCAGGTACGAACTCCGTCGCCGTAACCGCCCCGCATATTGTCCAGTACCCACGTCCGCCCAAGCGCGACGATGGTCGATGGCTCGCGCTGTCCTCCGTCATTGGTAACATCATCGGTAAGCTGTCCAGTCAAAAAGTCCTCAAAGAAGCCAAGAGCGCAGAGAGTAAATGGCGCGATGTGATGGCGAAGATGAAAGAGATGGCCGACATTGAGAACGCCCGTGTGCCTAAGCTGCGTGATAAAGCCGACGGAGCGATGGACGACCTCGACAAACGCAACACTATCAACTGGCAGCGCGGCGACACGGAGTACGCCTACGGCGAGCAGTTGAAGCCCTGTATCAACGACAAGGCTGACGAGATTTGCCAACTATCCGCCTGCGGCTGGCAGACCGACTATGATGGTATCCTCACGCGCGTGACGGCGGACGCAGAGGCTGCGGCGCACAAAGAGCTTGATAAGATTTGCCGTATGAACAACCGGTACAACACCGGCTGGAACTGCGACGTGCGCGGGCAATTGGCCGTCGCCACGCAGAACACCATCATCTCGCAGACGAACAAGCTGCGTGAGGAAGAACGCTTGAAGAAGCTTCAATATGATACTGACATCAAAATGAAGACCTTTGAGCTTATGGAAAAAACACGGCAGAACCGCACTGCCACGGCTCGCGCTTATGACACCACGGCTATCGACGTGCGCCTCAAGCAGTACACCAGCTACACCGCAGACGCACAGACCTCGCTCAAGATGGGCGCAGACCTGTTGGCCTCGCACGGACAAAACGCCGCATGGTTGGCTGACAGCCTGCGCAAGACGGCGAAAGAGTCTATGGCGGACTGGGGTACACTGGCGGCAATGATTACCGGCTTGTTGTTCGCATGGAACAGTAAGCCTGCGGCGGCTAAGGCCAACGACTGCGGCGGGGGCGATGGCGGTGGCGGCTTTGACAACTTGTTCTAATCATGTGGACAAATGACCCGCTGGAGGGGCTATTCCCTACCGAAACCGAACAACCCCAAGCCGAAGAATGGTATGATACCGTTGTGCTTGGGATTGACCCTACGCGCGGGGATTTATACGACGCAGCAGCGCACATGGTGCGTGACCTTGTGTCCGACCGCGAAGACCCGTACACCTATTATGGGCTACCCGCATTAGCGGTCGCCCCTGACACTTATGAGGAATGAGTAATGGCTGGCTATTTTATCGGTATGAACTCCCCGTCAATGGGGTTCGGCGGCGGTGGTAACTTCTTTTCACAGTTGGGGCAGATTGGCCCCGCGTGGCAGAACACCCTCCTGCAAGGCTTGAATACGCAGAATGCGTTTAACGAGTTTCAGAACAAACAAATCGTTGACCCCTACAAGGTCAATGCGATTGCGTCCGCTTACGGGTTGCAGGGCTTGCAAAACCTGTTCGATTCCCGCGACGCGCAGCAGGCGTTGAATGCGCAGGCCGCGCAGATTTATACGGCGAATATGCAGGATAACCTCCGCAGTTATCAGAATACCGGACAGAATGGTAAAGAGTTCATGTTCGGCGAAGAACAAACATTGTCCGCGACCCAGCCAAAAGCCCTTCAAGCCCCATCACAGGCACAGCCTACGCTGCCTGCCCTGTATGGCGGCTACGCCGCGACTGCCCCACAGATAACTAACGCGCAGCGTGTTCCCGCGTATCAGCACCAGCATTTTGGTCTGACCTCGTACACTACGCCGCAGGGCTACACCGACGCGCCTGTTGCGAACATCGGTTATCAATTTACTGGATTTTAATAGGGGGCTGGTATGGCTGGAAATTTGACCATAGGATACCCAAGTTTGTATGGCGAGGGTGGACCGGTACTTACCCACGACCCTGTACCGTATCGGGCTAATGGGGGAGTGGGCGGGCCATTGCTCATCCCCAACCGTGTACCGTATCAGACTAATGGGATAGATGGTGGGGCATCGCTCATCCCCAACCGTGTACCTTATCAGGGTACGCCGCTGCGCAAGGGGGAGCTTCCGCAGCTCATGCAGTTCGGCGACGCAATACGCGGGGGTTCTTTGTACCAACTGCCGCCGAACTACGTCGGCACACCAATCGCGCCGCCGAAGGCGGTCTCTCCGCCCGTAGCCGCAGCACAGCCGGCGGAGCAGGCGGTATCTGTCACCCAACCCCAGCAGGTAGCTGCTCCGCAGTCCATCTTCTCGGTTGAGGCTCTGCCGCGTGTTGATGTACCTAAGCTGCGCCCGCAACAGAACGACATCCGTTTCATCGCCTCGCAGGGCGTTGATGCTTTGGACGGCGGCGACGCATCACTAGACTTCGGTCGCCGTTATGCGGCAGCCGCCGCAACAGGCGCAGTGCCTGTGGTAAGTAACGCTATGCTGGCTGCGATGAACCGCCAACACGCCCGCAACCAAGCCGCACTGTCCGCCGCGACTAAGACGCAGGACGTGAACGATATGTACGCCGCGATGAACGACCCTAACCTACGCGCCCGCGCCTATGCCTTATCCAAAGCGAGTGGTATCTCGTTCGACCTTGCGATGAAGCAGGCAGTGCAGTCCAAGCTGATGGAGGGTGGCGATTACAACTTGGCAAACCGCTATGAGATGTCGCAAATCCTGCCCCAGTTGGACGCAGAACAGCAACGCCGTGTCACAGAGGCCATTAACACCGGCGGCTCGGCTACGCCGGTGCGCGGTCCAGATGGTGGGGACTTACAAATCAGTGGTATCAATTACGTCCACCCCACTGGCGAGGGTACTAATCTGTACACCACGGCCAACCACATTTTTGAAGGTACGCCGAACGCAGGCACGATGTATGGCGTGGTTAACGGCTCAAGCTCCCCGACCACGGCATCGTTCAATCTGGTCGAGGCCGGTATGAAAAACAACGCCGCAGCCCAAGCGCAAATATCTAAGCAAATCGCCGACGAACGCGCACGGGTTGCAAAAGCCGAAGAGACGGCGTTGGCCCAGTTCAACAAAAATCTCGCCGTGCAAGCGCAGTTGTTACGCGCCAACGCGAGTCAGCAGAATGCCGCAACCCGTGCGGCTACGGCAGGCAATAATAGCGACAGCCAACTGGCGAAGAACATGATAGCGACGTTGAAAGCGTTGCCTGACGGCGACCCACGCAAAGTGCAAATCATGGAAGCCTTGACCCAAATGTACCTAAGCCCAACCTCTCCGACGGAGTAGCCTATGGCAGCGTACACTTATGATTATGGTCTAGGGCTGGGCGCACCTATTCAATCGGATAAGTTCCGTATCACGTCATGGGTAGGGCCTCGCGCCCGCTTCGCCACGTCGGGTGGACAGCACTCCAGTACCAGTCATGCGGGCGTGGATATTGCCACGCCGGTCGGCACGAACCTGCTCGCGCCTATGTCGGGCAGGGTAATCCATGTCGTCAACGTGAACGACGGCACGAACAAGCGCAACCAACGCGGGTACGGCAACCAAGTGGTAATCCAGCGCGATGACGGTGTTATAACACAACAATCGCATTTGTTCGATGTGAACGTCAAGGTCGGCGACCGTGTACAGCAGGGTCAGGTCATCGGGCGCACCGGCAACTCCGGTAGCTCGACAGGCCCGCACTTGGATTACATCGTCATCAAGGATGGTATGGCTATGCGCCCCGATGGTACGGCGTACCGAGCGTATCAGAAGTCGTGGTTGCCAAAGGCAGGTACAATCGCTTCGCCTACCGCGCCGACAGGCGGCACTACGGGCTACGCTCAATCCGCGCCAGTATTCTCCGCGCAGCCTACGCCAGTCGCTACACCCGACATCCCTGCACCGGCTAAACCTGTTGCCCAGCAGGATTTCTTTGCCGAGTTGGTAAAAGAGCAAGAGGCGGCCGACAAGCTACTGTCTCTTACCGAGCCACGCGCGGGCGCAGTGGCTGTACCCAACGATGACTTCTACACTAACGTAGCGCAAGCAGATTGGAATACCTATTATGGCTACCCGACAAGACCTAGAGCGTTATAGGGCCGACCCCTATGTGCAACAGATGCTGACGCTGCTGTCCCGTACCGAAGGTACATACGACGCGAAGAACCCGTATGCCGTGTACGGTGGTAAGGTATCGAACCAGCTTACCAGTTTCGCCGACCACCCTCGCGCCGCAGGGAAATGGAACTTCCAAGACAACTCCGGCAAGTCGCAGGGGTCTACCGCCGCAGGCCGGTATCAGATTATCCAAAAGACGTGGGATGGTATCTCGCGCCAGTACGGGCTTAACGACTTCAGCCCCATGAACCAAGACCTCGCCGCCATCGGCTTGATGGTGAACAGCGGGGTCATGCCACTTATCCTCAAGGGCGACATACGCGGTGCGGCTTCCAAGCTGGGCAACGTGTGGGCCAGCCTGCCCTCAAGCCCCTACAACCAAGCGAAGCGCAGTGGTAAAGAGTTCGATAGAATGCTCGCTGCGACCACAGGTGTGACCGCGCCTGCCGAGTTGCCGTCTACGGCTGGGGCAGGTGGTCTGCCCACCAAGGAAATCGTTACACCGAAGATACCGTCGCCTACTGCGCCAACCACGAGACAAGATTTCGTACTTGACCCTTTGAGCAAAGAGGAACTTGAGGCTATAATGGCCGAGAAACGCCCGACGCAGCCACGCATTAAAGACGACTTCTTCGTCAATGTGGCGAAGCCTAACTGGGCGGCCTATTACAGTTAAGGATTAAAGATGCCATACAACGCCGGTGCATTATCATACTTGGACAACCTAGCCGCGATGACACAGCAAGCCGCCTTAGACAATGAGGCGGCTCGTCAGCAGTTGGCACTTGAGCAACAACAGTCTGAAGCGCGTATCGCCGAAGCACAGCAAGCGATGGAGGACGCGCTCGCCCAACAGCAACAAGCGCAGTTGCAGGCACAACAGCAGCAGGCAGCGGCATCCGCCGCTGCTATGTCCACCGGCAACAAGTGGGCTGACGAGTTCATTGCTTCCGCCGATAAGTTCAACTATGGTACACATAGTATCGACCCGAACGGCGCGACCCTGTGGAATCGCAAAGTGTTGGATAACTGGCTGGACGCTAAAGCCAAAGAAGAAAACTGGAACGCCCTGCAAAAAGACCAAATTAAGAAACAGGTCAAAGATGCAGTGATTAAGGCCAGCTCCAACAAACATCTGTTTGATACAGAGGAACGCGGGTTTTGGGGCGCGGTCGGCGATATTGGTAACTCGTTGGCCGACAGTGCCATTGGTGGGCTTGCCGACCTAGCCAGCACCCTCAACACCGTGACGTATGAGGGTGCGAAGCGCATGGGCAAAGCAGGCTACACAGACGCTCTTGGCCTCATAAGCCCAGCCTATGTTATGGAAAAAGCGTGGGAAGCCACAGGTCTCGGCGATGGCAAGATGAACTGGGACAAACAGATTGATGACGCTGTTGTTGCAGCCCGCTCCGCGTGGGGCGATTTGAAGTCTGATTACTCTAAAGACGCAGCCCGCGCCCGCGCCGAAGCCAGCGGTGTGGCAGAGACCATGCTTGCGCTTGGCGACAAGCCTTCTACGGCACTCGACGAACTCGCTTACGCACTTGGCACGGTGGTAGGTGCTAAGGGGTTGGGTGCTGTCGGTAAGGGTGCTGCTACCGTTGGCAAAGGCGTAGTTAAAGGCGCGGCGAAAGCCACAAGTGAAGCTACGTTAGGTTTGGCGGATGATGTACTACGCGCCGGTGGTGAACAACTTGGCCGCGCTGCGGGTGTGTTGAGACCTGTGGCGGAACGTTTGAACCCCTCCCTGCTGGCGCGTACTGCCGCTATCGAGGGTTCAGGCAATGCGATGGACGTGCTTCGCCAAGAGGGGGCGTATGACCCTAACGCTGCACAATACACTGGCGACGCACTGGCTACGGCTGCGGCCACCGGCCTGCTGACAGGTGGTATAACTTATCTCGGCGGTAAGCTGTTCAACACCGTAGAGGGTACGGCGGCTCGTGCTTTGGGCGGTCGCGCTGCGGCAGGTAATACCACTTTGAGCCAAACCCTGCTGTCGGGTAGCGGTCTAACTATTGGTCAAGCCCTGCGTACTGTGGCTGACGATATTGCCTCCGGCACAGCGTCTAAGGCTACGCGCGAGGTGCTAGGCGAAGCGACCGAGTATCTGATGTCCCGTACTGCGCAGCTTGTTCCCAAATCGGGCAAGCTCTCCGCAGTGTTCAACGGCACGAAACAGCTTACCAGCGGTATGTTGGGCGAGGGGCTAGAAGAGGGCCTTATCGGTATGGTATCCAGTGCCGCCACACAAGGCATAGGCAAAGACGGTACGTTCAATACCAACAACATCGACCTTAAAGAAGTTGTGCGGGCGGGCGCGAACGCTGCCACACTGGGCGCGGCACTGGGTGTCGTTAGCGGTAGCGTTGAATCCGCAGGCAAATACCGCGAGAACCGTGCCAACGTCGACCGCATTCTGCGCGACAACGAGCAGGCAGCGGCGCAACTGCAAGACGCACGTCAGATGTGGTATGACATCGAGAACCCCGCCGGTGCAGCCCGACCACAGGCGAAAGCACAACCACAACCACAGGCGCAGCCTACGGCTGACCCATTGCAACAAGCTCAAGCCCAAGCGCAGCCTACCGCTGCGCTGGCACTGCCAAGCCCTAGCCCTACACTGGCTATCCCCAGCAACATCGACCCACGCCTGCCTGACGACGTATATCGTGAACTGGCATTGCAAGCCTACAAAGAACGTGTGGCACAGGCCGATGCTGCTCGTGCCGGCCGAGAGATGGCCGCCGAAGCGGATGCATCCAAACAACGCGCGATGGGCGACCGCTTGGCAGACTACGCCAAGACCGAACAAGCTAAAGTTGCGCTCAATGAATTACTCACACCTGAACAACGCGCCGAACGCGCGACTGCGGGTTTCCGTTTCGCCGACGATATTCTCAACCATAGCGACATTCATGTGCCGCAGGGTGTCCGTGCGACCATCGAGTTGCTCGGCCAATTGGAACGCGCCCAAGACCTGATTAAGAATGGTACGCTGGATAGGACTACTGAAAGGTCTTTGCTGGATTCCGCCAGCCAGTTGCTGCGCTATGCCACACGTCAAGGCCGTCTCGAAGCCGCGCGTACTTGGGTCGATAAGAACCTGTTGAAAATCAAGACTGCGGAACAGGCACAGCCTGCCCCTACCGATGGTACGACCAAGGCCGTCAGCAATACCCGCTCAACCAAGACTGTACTCGAACAGAATGGTATAGCAGGTGCTGCCGGTAAAGATGTGATGCGCTTGATGAAAGACGTGAAGTCAACCAAAGCGCGTGTGGAAGTGAATAATTTTATCGAAGCGTTCACAAGCGACGAACCCACCGATGTGGGTTATTACCGTGACCGTGCTGTCGCCAGCCTGACCGATATGTATGTGAAACAGGGGCAAGACCAAGCCACTGCGGAAGCATCCGCGCAGCAGTTGGTCGATGACTTGGAAGCCACGTTGTCTGATGGTGTTGAATCCCGTGCAGCCACTAAAGAAGCCGCCTCGCAGGAGGGTGCGGCTGCCGAAGCAAAAAAGCTCCAGTTGACCCTCTTCGACGAGGTAACGCCTGACGCTACCCAAGCGGTACATGACACTGCGCGAGCCATGCAGAAGCACGGCGCACCGATAGAGTGGCAAGACGACCTGAACCTGCTAGGGAAGCAAGGACTTGACGTTGCCGCTATGGACTTCCGCAACCAGTTGGGCGAAGAGGGTACGCAGACTGAATGGGATACGATGTCCGACGCGGAAAAACACTTCGCCATTGAACAGCAGACCATCGCTCGTGGTACGAACGCCTTGCGTAATGCGTTCGGCGATGATGTCGCTTGGAGCGTGGTATGGGTATCTCCGCGCAGTCAGAACCTGCACAACCGCAACGCTCGTGCCTATGTGGTTGATGGCGACCCGAACACTATTTATGTTGTCGCCCACCCGCACATGACGAACCAACAGTTCGTGTACGCCGTAGCCCATGAGATGTTGCACCAAGGGGTTGACGTGAACCTGCGCGGTAAAGTGCTGCGCGGTGCGGACTACAATCAACACATGAACCGACTGGCGGAGAACCCTTTTGTGCAAGCACTGATGGCGCGTATCGGCGAGCGATACGGCAACATCGACAAGCAGTCTATGGTAGAGGAAGCCCTCGCCGAGATTCACGCTGCGCGTACAACGAAAGACGGTTGGAACGTCCTGCGTAACGAGTGGGGCTTGGATATGGACATCCCTGCCGCCCTGCGCTCTACCAACTCAAGCAGCTTGGTCTCCCGTGTAATCAGCTACCTGAAGCAAATCGTGTCCCGCATGACAGGCAAGTTCCGTAAGGCAAGCGACAGCGCGGTGGCAGACTTCCTGAAAGTGGTAACAGCCCGCCGTCCGAACGACACCGCAGGTATCCGTACACCCGACCAAGTGCGTGAGTACCGTCAACGCATGAGCTTTGAATCGGCGCAGGCGCGTAGCGATTATTACCATAGCCAAGCGCGTTCCATCTATCCCGACTTCGATGCGCTAGACAGTAACACTAAGGCCAACATCCTGTCGCAGTTGGCGGCGGGCGACGAGCAGGCACAGACCGAACTGGGCTTGCAAATCCGTAATTCCCTGCTGCCGGTCAACGACCCATGGAAAGACCCTAAGTGGCGAGCGCAACAACAGGCCGCAGAGCACGCGCAGAAAGTAGCCGCAGCGCAGCAGGCGGCCAACCAAGTGCCACCGTCAAGCAACACGCAAGGTCAGGCTGATTATGTGCGCCGTACCGTGCGTCAAATCCGTATCTACCCGTCACGCGCGAACACCAGCTACTACAACGCCTCCGACTTGGATGCGTATGTTGGTATCATCTCGCAAGTCCGTAAGGGCGACGAATACTTCGTTCGCGTAGAGATGAACGACGACGCAACAGGGGCGAAAGGTATCATTTACGAAGAACCTGTCACTGGCGACATCGACCTCGATATGCACAACGCATGGGAAGCGTTGGTGCAACAGTACCCGAACGCGCACTACGAGCGACGCGAGGGCAGCACATACAGCACCGAGGCAAACCGTGCGTTGACACCCGAAGAACTGGTGGTATTGAACCGCGCCCAACAGATGGGGCTGTCCTCTCCGTCCCTGCGCCGTTGGACTAACTGGCTGCGCGAGAAGCTGCCTGCCAACTATGTACCAATCTTGGATAAGTTCCTCGATATAGTAGAGATGGCGCGTACCCACTGGGTAAGTATTTACACCCCATTCATAGCTGTGGAACAGATGTACGCCGACGCTACCGGCAAGCAGACCAACATCATCACACGCCTGCTCCGCGATAAGAGTGAGGCAGGCGCGTTCCTGCACCGTAACTTCAATAGTACCAACCCTAAACAGCAGTCGCTACGTGACCGCACCGAGCGGCTGCGTCAGACCATCATCGACAGCGGCATCTCGCAAGAGAAAGTGAACCGTATCCTGCACGGCTTGGAAGAGCGTGTCCGCTCCGACGTGCTGTTGAACAGCGACGAGTCGCTCGGCCACTGGAAGGAAGTGAGTGGTAATCGCGTGTTGTTCGACCCAGCCACGGGCCGTCCGCGTTACACCGTGACCGGATACCGCTTCCAAGACCTCGACACCACCGACCCGAACGCCGGTACTTACGACCTGCGTGGTATCCGCTTGGCGCAGGCGTTGGCAAACCTGACGGTAGAAGAGCGCAACAAGATTGGCTCGATTGTGGCTGAAGTAGCCGAGACCAACCGCATTGTGAACAAGCTGAAACACGAACGTGGCGTGTTGACAGACAAGGACTACTACGAGCGCGTCAACCGTGGTAAGAGCTATTTGGACATGGTATTCCCCGAACTGGCGGCACAAGGCGTTGACTTCGGCGGGTTCTTCGTTACCATGCGTGATGACGACAGTAGTGCGTACTCTAAAGCCCACGCGCTCGGGCGTGCCAGTGCGGTAGAGAACGTGTTGGGCAACACCGCTAAGGTGTGGGAGGCAGAGGTTAAGATTGCGTTTACCAATAACGAGTTGTCGCAGTTCGCATTGATGGTAATGAGTATGCCGAACAAGCATTTCGTCATCGACCCTGTGTCCCCACGCAACAACTTCGACGACCCTGATAACGTGCTGGATTGGGAGACCAGTCACAAGGGCGAGCAGGACAGTATCATGATTTATATCAACGGTACTCCGGTACGCCTCGTGGCTAAGTCGAAAGCCGCAGCCAAAGCGTTGCGCCAAGAGCAACCACACGCAGCAGTGGCGAAGATTGGTAGTATCAACCACTACTTCAACCAGTTCAAGACCTCGTTGAACCCTGCGTACCCCGTGTTCGGCCTCATGCGCGACATCATGACCGGCTACCTGAATATCAGCGGCGCAATCGGCGAGCAGTACGTTGACAGCAAGTCAGCCCCTGCGGTTGGTATGAAGTCCATCGGCTACGCCCTGAAGTACCTGTTTTCGCCCGACAGCCACAACCTGTTCCTCGGTACGGCTCGCGGGCAGTACACTGACCCTTGGCAGTTGGCATACCAACGTTTAGGCGCGGGTATGCAGTTCGGCGACAACCTTAACACGGATGCGTTCGCTACCAACGCCCTGACGGGCAAGCTGCCCCATCAAGCCGACCTGCTGCGCTCCGGCGTGAGCAAGGCTCGTGGTATCACTGCGCGTGTTGCAGAGACCATCGCTTACCCACCGGAGACCGCTATGCGTCTCGGCGCATTCCGTGCCTACGTCGAACACGTCTTCGGCCCACAACCGAGCAACGTGACGGCAGAGCAGTTGGTTGACCTGTTCGACCAAGCCAAGAACCCGACCAACGCGGACAGAGCTGCTGCCATTATCTTGGGTACGAAGAACCTGACCAGTAACTTCCAACAGCACGGCGCGGACAACATGGTTCGCCACATGTTCTCGTTCCACAACGCCGTCATGCAAGGTACGTTCTCGACCCTGCCGCAAATCCTATCGACCAAGCATGGTCGCGACAGCATGGCACTGATGGGTATCGGTCTGCTCATGGCAGCCGTCGCCAACGTGGGCGGCGAGGATGACGACGAGTTCGGCAACAGTAAGTATTACCAAATCGCCAACCGCAACCGCACAGTGAAGCTGGGCGACATTCAAATCCCTATCCCTGACGAGATGGGCTGGTTCAAACTGCTTATCGACAACTCCGTCGGTGTGGCTATGGGTAAGCGCAACATCATCGACGCAGCGACCGAACAGGTAGGTGGTATGGTTGATATGACCACCGCCCAACACTGGGGCAACACTGATAACGCCGTGGCAAATGCGATGTTCTTCGCCGCCCCTGCGTTCGCCCAACCTGCCGTGGCACTAACCACCGGCAAGGACATCTTCGGTCGTGACCTGAAGTCGGACTACGCCTATGACGAGAACGGCAAGCGCATCCCGTTCGCAGCCGACGTTGAGCGTACCACCTACCGTGCGTCAAGCACTGGTACTGATATTGCAGAGATGCTGTATGGTGCGACCGGCGGCGCGGTCGATATGACCGGCGACGAGATTGATGTGCTGGGTCAGGGCTACCTAGGGGGGCTGTACCGTTCCGTGACCCGTGGTATCGACGCAAGTGCCGACCGAGATATGGGCATCGCCGACATCGTTGGCAGCGAGCTGTTCCGCTCTACCCAGCCTATCCATATCGACGGCCAGTCAGAGGAAGCATGGCAGAAGATGGGCGAGAAGCTGCACGTCAGCACACGCCACGCGGGTGGCACACTCGACATCCTCAACGCCGACATCGACCAGTCCGTGACGGAAGCGCAGCGTATCTACGCCGAGGCGGATAAGAAGATGCGGGCGGCCAAGAGTGATATGGGCTACTCCTACAAGCAGTTGAATGATATGATTAGGCAAGCCGAAGCCGAGGGGCGTTACCAAGACGTTAGGGATTATCGGGCCGATATGCGTACTATCCGTACCAATAAGGCGGCGATTCGCGCCGAGGCTACCACTGAATTGAACTTGCTCGGTATTAAATAGGAGGGGGATATGGAACAAGTCAAATGGTACAAACGCTTGCTCTGTGGTTACAACATTCTAGGCGATTTTGCCGATTTGATATGTCGGGGGACGGAGACGCAGTACGACCTAACCATGGCTGATATTCGTAACAAGAAGGTCAGTATGCGTTGTTGGTGCTGTACTTTTTGGCGCGGGGTTATTGTCGGCGCGGTTGCGTCAGCTTTGGTAACGGGAGCGATTCATGCAGCAATTCACTTATAGACGGCCCGTTCCGCGACCTATCCGCAGCACGGCGAACTGGGTGTTCTTCACACGCACACGCGGGGTAGAGTTGGTTAATACCATGTTCCTCCTATCCGCCTGTGCAGCACTAGTCTCAACCAAATACACCATTGTCAAGATGCCGATGGTGTATAATGCGGGTACGCTGAATCTGACTGCCCTGTGCTACGCGCTTGCCGGTCTCGCTGCGTTGCAGTTTATCGGTATGTTCCGCGATGGGGCTTGCCGATACCGCTGGGTGTCGGCACTGGTCTTATCCATATCCTCTGCTATTTGGGCGTGGTTCGCGATTATCACATACCACAGTGCGGCATGGCTTACCAGTATCGGCGTACACAAACAGGCGTTTCTCGCCTACATTATCATGTGTGGGATTTGCTGGCTCGCTGCTGATTATATTAGGCAGGACATTACGGAATAACTCACGTTACTAAGGGGAAGCACGATGCAGGAGTTGCTGACCCCGCTAAACTTGGCTGTATTTGGGGGATTGGTTGGTGGTCTGCGTACTGCGGCAAAGTCGGAAGACTGGTGGTTTCTACGTTTGACCGATGTGCTTATCGGGGCGATGGTGGCCGCCAGTGCGAGCCATTATGTGCCTGCTGATTCCCCTTTGAGTGCATTGCTTATCGGGGTAGTCGTTGGACGTTCGGCTGGGTACGCCGTCGATGTGGTTTATAGCCTAGTACCCCAACTGATTCCTATGCTGATTCAGTTTTTACAATCTATACAGAACACGAAAGGTGGCAAATGACAGGATTCACTTTAGGCAAAACGTCGCTCGCCAAGCTGGAGGGCGTACATCCCGATATGGTAAAAGTCGTCAAACTGGCGATTACATATACCACGCAAGACTTCAGTGTCCATGAGGGGCTGCGTACCAAACAGCGTCAAGCCAACTTGGTTAAGAGCGGCGCGAGCCGTACCATGAACAGCAAGCATATTCAGCAGTCTGACGGGTACGGCCATGCTGTCGACCTTATCCCGTGGGGCGACTTCGACGGCAATGGTACGAAAGAAATATCGTGGGCTTGGGCGCACTTTTACCATATCGCCGAAGCCATGCGCAAGGCGGCTAAAGAGCTGGGTATCCGTGTGCGTTGGGGTGGTTGCTGGTGTGCGTTGAACGATACAACCGCACCTGCTACCAAGCTGGTAGAGAACTATGTGGCTGCGCGTAAACGTCAAGGCAAGTCGGCGTTTATCGACGGCCCGCACTTCGAGTTAGAGGGTTGATATGAAGAGAATTTCATGGGTGCGCGGCGCGCGGTACTGGTATAGAATGTGGTCTGTTTGGGCTATGGTCTTGCTGGGTCTGTATCCGTACCTCGTTGAGAACCAATCCATACTGGGCGAGTACATACCTGATAAGTACCGCCCGTTGTTCGGGCTGCTGTTGTGCCTGTTGGGTGTGATTACCCGCTTGGTACAGCAGAAGCGACTTACGGATACTGTAAATAGTGAGGAGCAATCATGAGTTGTGGACCTGATACCACTATGCTGCGCCTTATCGTGCAGGACGTAGTGAGCCAACTGCTCAAAGATGGTACTCTGCAAGGCGGGTTGCTGGACTGCAATGACAAGCCGATGCCCGCGCGGCGTAAGATTCCCCAGTGCGAATCCATCACGGATACCACCGTCACGAAGTTCGCGCTTGTTGGCCGCACACTGAAGCTCACGCTGTCTGACAAGACGGAGTTCGCGGTCGAGCTACCTGAAGTGCCTAAGCCGAAGTTGCCGAAAGTATCGATTACGCGTTACCATGCTACTGCGATGTTGGTGTTCGAGACCAACGAGTGTGGTACGGCGCAACAAGCGGCGGTGGGATACCATCCTAACGACGTGCGTGACCCTGATGCCACAGTGCCTTATTTCGATAAGGACGGCTCTGTCTTGGCTTGGCTGTACCCTGCGTCGGCTTCCGAGCATAGTGTGCCGGTGTACCGTGATGGCGCAGTGGTAGGTTACGGTATGGGTGCAGGGGCGGTAACGTACCTGTCGTACACTACCGGCGAGACAGATGGTACTAACCAAGGCGGTGGTACTGGCTGTGACTGTCCTAAGCTGATTGGCTTGGGTAATCAAGAAATTAACTAGGAGACAATTTATGGGATACCATCGTATCTTGGGTTGCAACGCAGGTTGTTGCGACACACCCGCGGCGTTGGCCTCTGTTACCCGTAACGGTGCGGTGTTGAACTTCGCCGACACTAATGGCAAACAGACCGCCATCGACCTGACCGAGCTTCTGCCTAACCTGAACGCTTTGGTCGCTGTCAGCCGCTCCGGTACTACTTTGACCTTTACAGACAACAAGGGCAAGCGTACCGCTATCGACTTGGCGGAGATTATTCCGACATTCGACGGCGTGACCGACGTGGCAGGCACTGCCCTCGGCATCCGCGTTACCATGAGTAACGGTCGGTCTAAGGACATCGACCTGTCCAAGCTGTACACCGCTCCGGTTGCGTTGAAGTCCGTTGAGCGCAATGGTAATACTCTGATGTTCACTGACACTGCGGGTAATACCAGTTCTGTTGTGCTGCCCGCAACACCCGAAGTACCGGTGGCCCTCAAATCCGCAGCGCGTAACGGCACTACCCTGACGTTCACTGACACCGCTGGCAAGGCCCACACTGTCGAGCTGGATGCCGTACCTGAAGTGCCTGTTGCGTACAAGGACGCGAAGCTGAACGGCTCTACCCTGCGCTTCACTGACACCGCAGGTGCTATCCACGACGTGAACTTGGCAAGCCTGATTCCTGCCAGCAAAGCCGACCGCTTCCTGTCCAACGTGCAGTATGACACCAAGGCTAAGAAGTTGACGTTCACTACCTCCGCCACCGGCGAAGCCGACTCAACATTCGAAGTAAATATCGCCGACCTGCTGCCGGTAGCTGTTGGCAATGGCCTGCGCGGCGACGGTACTGCCGCCAATCCGCTTCGCGTTGACGCGACCGACCTGAATGGCGCGGGTTTGAAAGCGGTTGGTAATAGCCTCGCCGTTGACTACGACCCTGCCACTATGGAACTGAAGAACGGCAAACTGGCGGCCAAACCGCCTGTGGTACCAACAGTAGGCCATCGCCTATTGGCGAACGACGGCACAACCGTCTTAGGTAATTTGGTTAACCAATAAATGAGGATTTAGACCATGGCTGATTACACCATTATCCAAAAGTCCGACTTGGCGGCTGATTCGTTCAAGAACGACAACACCAACGGTAAGGGCGGTATCAAAATCGCCGTGTCCCCCGATAAGGGCAACCTGTTGCAGCACCGCAAGAACGGTATCTATTACGGTATCGAAGCTCCTGCCGACACCTCTAACCTGTATGTATCAACTTCACAAGGCGACGACAGCAACACCGGCACGAAGAATGCACCTTTGAAAACTATCCGTGAAGCCCTACGCCGTAACTCTGCAAACCAAAAGTTCACTATCAATTTGAAAGAGGACGAGACGTTCGAGTGGCGCAGTTCATGGGGCGACTTCGGTAATTACGCATTCACCGTCCAGCCTTATGGTCCGCAATGGGATAATATTCGCGCAAATAATGCACCAAACACTGTTCAGTATTTACGCTCCAATAATGGCTTGCGTCCTACCATTAAGTTTATCGTAGATGCCACATTTCAGGTAGGAGGTAATACCCACGCGTTGGTACGTACGGTGTCATACGCCACACAGACCACAGGGCAATACCCGATTACCTTCAATTATTGTGCTTTGGACTGGTCGGAGCGACCCTCTACTGACCCGAACTCCTTTATTGGTAACGCATGGTTCGGTAGTCACGCCTCCGGTGTGTATATGCAACTCGTCGGCTGTACCTTGAAACCTAGTGCGGTATCTCCGTTGGTCGCCGCCGGTAGCCCTAGTTGGTTGCGCACGGATGCCTGTGCGCTGGATACCTCTGTCGGAAACAAGGTTATTAACATCCACGCTACTGGTTCTTTATCGTTCGCTCTGACCTCTACCAGCCAGCGCGAGGGCGATGCTATCCAATACAGTAAGGGGCTGACTTTCATGGGCACTAGCTCTGTTGAGGAATGGAAAGCCGTGATTGAGGGCAACCGTGGCATAACGACAGGCAACATCACAACCAACCAACCATCGTTAGGAGCGTAATATGCAACCGAACAAATATGGCATTGTGTATGCCGCTGGCGCACCAAGCGGTGCGATTGAGGGCGCAACAGGATATGTAGACGAGACTACCGATTCCCTGTATGTATGGCTCGATGATGTGGGGGCATGGGAACTTCGTTTCGTAGCCGGCGAACCGGTCTACCCAGACGGCTCGCCTATCGACTATGAGTTGTTATAAGCAGAACCGCCCCGCAGCTGATACGGGGCGGTATATTGAATTGGAGATGGTATGAAAATTATTCGACCGGAAGATTTGCACACGGACGACTTCCTTATCGAGCGTAATAAGGTGCGTGTGAAGAAAGAGTTGAAGAAGTACACTCTGACCTACGAGAACGCCACACGTTTTGCAGACAATATCGGCAACACCAACGACGCGGTTAACCGTCTGTACTTGCAAGTGCTGGACGGCATGGGTAAGATACACATCGACGGTAAGCTGCGTACCCCAATCAATAACGGTGTCATCGCCCGACTGCCGAAAGATGCGCCCGTACCACTTAGTCTGATTGAGGCTGGTGTGTACGTCGGCGAGACGTTCGGTTCGATATGGGTTAACGGTAATACCCGTGAGGTGTACACCAATGGTCTGCCGGTCGGTAAGCGTATCGTCGTGGACTTAGTAGGCTTCTTCGTCTAATCATTAGAAATTATCAACCACCTGTAAACTAAAAGGAAATTGAATCATGGCAAGAATTGTAACTGAAAATGACATCGGCAAAGGCTTGGCGATTGAGGCCAACAAGCTGGTTGCCAAAGTATCCGCTGCTGCCGGTAACGCTATCCAAGCGACTGACGAGGGTCTGTTCGTAGCCACTCCTGCTGCGCCTGCCGTTGACGTACACTTGGCTGGTGCTGAGTATGAAGCTGCCACCAAGACTTTGAAACTGAAGCTGTCTGACGACACTATTGTTGAAGCTCCGTTGGGCGACCTGCTGGCTAAGGACGCTTTGAATGAAACACTGCGGGGCGAAGAAGTACAATCGCTCTCTGGTGTTACGTTGGGTTACTTGATGAAAGCTGATTAAGCATAACCCGATAGAGAAAGCCCCTACGATGTAGGGGCTTTTGTTTTTATCCCATCAACGCGCGTAAGCGACTGATGGACTCATAAACATGGTATGACTTCGGCGGCTCTCCCTCGTTCCGCACCATTACGGTACAACCTTTGGTTTCCGCTTGGACGAGCCGGATTGCGGCAATATCGACCTCGACCGTTCCTCCGGCAATGAGATTCAGGGTAATTGTCTTCATATTAAGCGTTCCAGTTTCTCTACGATGGTTTCCAAAATACCTGCGTACATTACCATATCCGCGGCCACGTCGTCAGGGTTGTTCGACATGTCGAACCGCGACAGCTCTTCCTCGCCCTCGTAGTACACCGTCAGGTTGTTGTTGCTGGTACAGACCTGTACGTCCAAGCCGGCATCCAACTCGATGTCCACGGCAGTGCATACAGTGTGCTTGCCAAGTGCCGAGACCAGTGCTTTAGGGTTGACGATAACCCCGCCTGCCGATACGCCCAGTTCTTTGTTTGTGAACTTACGACGCTCGCCCAAGCTGTAACCCTCACAATCATGCTCGCCGAATTTAGCCGCTTCAAGGATACAACTGATAGGGTAGTTCAGCAACGTGGTCTTGCGCTTGCCATCGCCATCTACCAGTGGTAGCAACTCAAGCATCTTCTTGTCAGTCAGACCGAAGCCTGCGATGTATACGCTTTCCGGACGGTGCTTGGCGCGGAACAACAGGAAATCGTAATGGTAATACGAGATGGGGGTACGGGCCTTGACGTTACCCAACGCAATCTCGCTAAGCTCATTGAACGGCATCTCACGGGTATCCTCGGCTTGCAATCGTTCTATCTCTGCAAGCACTGCGCCTTTAGGTAGGACGTGCTTACCGACACGCAGTCGGATACCATACTGGTTGCCTTGTGCCAAGCCGTGCGTGATACCACAGACACCGGCGAAGTCTTTGATTACTGGGGCATCGGCGGAGATACGCAGCACATCGGTCAGAGCCACAGGCTCTTCGTAGTCCAAGCGGATAATAGAGGTGGTAAATTTATTCATGGTTAGTCCTCAAATACGGGTATGGGTGTTGTCTTGCCGTTAATCATAGTGTTCACACGGTCAACACCGAAGCGCGTATCCACAGTAGAATTTACCTTAGACACGGCATATATGATTTGCGATGCCGACAGCCGTTCAGCAACATGGTTAATGGCGATGGCGGAAATAGTAGCAGGGTCTGCGCCCTCACAAACCATACGCGTATGCTCACGCACCCACACGCCGTTACCCGTAGCGTGGTCGAAGCAGTTGAACGTAAATACAAAATTACGCTTGTCTGCGCTTATATCTATCTCGCTGGCGAATGGTAACAATTCCGGCGCACCGGTGGTCACAACGGCAACACCAACGGCATTCATTGTTGGGTACTCGTCCATGAAAGAGTAACCGCCAGCGTCAATACGCCTTACTACTTCACGCCAATGGCGTTCGATGGCATCAAGATTGCCGCTGTACCCGATACTCAAGGTAAACTCGCCGTTATGATGGGTACGAATTTTGTGTGCAAGCTCACGACTGTCGTTGCGAGTGCAGCCGTTGTCTGCTGCAAGCTCGCCGTCTTTATACACGATAAGTGTCATTCTGGTTCTCCTGTGGTTATGGGTACTGCCCACACTTTCTGCGGGTCAGTGGTTACTGCATGGGCGGTGTTCGCCAACATGCGTTTCTCTTGCTTAGGCTTACCACCGCGCTTAATGAGCTGGTACTCGAAGTCCGCCAACACGACACGTCGCTGGGCGCACCACGACTTGATAAGCCACGGGTTGATATAGACCATGCCGTTGGCAGGCTCGGTGCGGATGTACACGCTCTTGCGCGGCATCTCGGCCACGGTCAGTGTGAAGTCGTCCTCCATCGCCGCGCCTATCACGAGGGTGTGGTCGGCGTTGTCCACGAAGAACTGCGCCAAGTAGTCCTGCTGGTCTAACACACGGTAGCCGACACGGGCGCGTAGCTGTCCCAGTAGTTCTCCGGCATACGCAACGATGGCCGATGGCTCGAACGGCAACAGGCCAAGCTGGTCGCCGATGACAGCCCCGACACAACCTGATACCAAGTGGTTGCACCAGTACCGCTCCTCGTTCGTCACGTTGTGCTGCTTGATGAAATAGGACAACATGCTGTCCCATAGCTGTCGCGCTGTCGCGTCGTTGTTCACGAGCCACTCGATAAGGCGGTAGCCTGCCACACCCTTGATGGTATGCAGTTGTTGTGCAAGTCGTCTGGCGTGGTCGCTGTCGCGCAGGTAGTCCAGTTCGGGGATATTGATTTCCGTGACACGGCGGGTTGGGCCGTCGGCTACGTCGCGTCCTTGCGATACCATGTCATACAGGCTGGTGTTGGCGGTGGCGTAAAAGAACGTGCGCCATGTGTTGCGGTTGCCTCGGATGTCGTTGTCGCTGCCTTGAGCGCGTTCCTTGTCGCCGAGACGGGTACTGTCATAAACCATATTCACGATTTCTTCAGGTGTCATCTCGGTTACTTCGTCGCGCAGCAGCGGCAGACTGTTGAGGTAGCCCAAGTTAGTCATCAAACCGGCAATGGTCGTACCATCCTTACTGCTGAACGTAACAGCCGACGGGTCGCCGAACACACGCAGCGCAGTCTGACAGGTAAACGTCTTACCACGACCCGAACCGGAAGAGCTTAGGCTGATAATGCCGCCTGCATGGCTCTCCAGCGCGTATTTGGAACTGAACGGCGCACCGAGCGCGGAAGCGATAACGAACTGGTTGGCAACTGCCTGTTTGCTACCGTACATCTCTGCAAGGATAGAACGCCACAGGCTTAGTTGTGCGTCGGCGGCACTGCCGGTCATGGACGGCTTGAACGCCTTAGCATGTTTACGCGCCACCTCCCTGTCGCCCAACGGCGCGGGTCGTGTGCCGGTGCGTGTGATAACCACATCGCCGAGTACGAAGTCCTTACCGTCTTCCTGCCAACCCATCTGCGATACAGCCGTCACCGCCGCGCGAGCGTTAATCATCTTGGTACGGCTACGGTTGAAAAAGCTCATAAGTTGCTTCCATTGCTCTGTACCATCAATCGGCAGACCTGCGCCTGTGATGGTATCTTTGAACTCTTTTTGCGAGTTGATGTTGGTGTTGTCCAGTTGGAACTCCACCACGCCGTCGTGTGGCGAGTGGTAACGGCACAGGTATAGCTGCTTGTTGCTGCCGTCGCGGACGCGCTCGAAGATGTAGGTGTCTTGGCGACAGACCTCGAATGCGACCATCTCGTCCTTAGACTTCTTGCCATCCGGCCCGATTTTCGGAATGTCGGTGTACACACCGCCGTTCTGCCCGCGATAGAAACCCCACGGTAACTCCGGCACAAGGAACGTATCGGTCTGCGTGTGGTCTGAACCTACCGGCGTGATGACGATGGTCGGACGGTTCTGCGGCTCGTAGCCCAACACGATAGGGTTGGTAATCTTGCCATAGTGCGGACAGCCTCTGCACAGGTCGGGGTTGTTGGCCTCGAAGCTGGCGCAACTGCATGGGCCTTTGGCTTGTGCGGCTTTCGCCTCTGTCTCGCCACGCGTGTAGCTTGGGTGCAGGTGGCTTAACTTGTGTATCCATTCCTCGCGGTCGGTCACACAGAACTGTGCCACGGACAACGCGGCGAACCATGTCGGCTCGTCAGCGTCCTGCTGGTTCTCATACGCCCATAACAACTGGGCGCAGCCTGTGCGCTCGTACTTCTGCCTGTCGATAATCTTACCGAAGCTGGCAGGCTTGTACTCTGCGAAGCCGTCCATTGACGACTGCATACCGGCGGGCATAGCCGTAGGCGGAGCACCGAGACCGACAAGCGGGTTGTACGTTTGCTGCATACCACGCAGGGTGTTCGCAACAGGAAGCGCGGAGAACTGCGACAGCAGTTGCTGTTTGGTAAACAGATTCCCCACGCTGGATATGGCAACAGGATTACCGGACTTGAAATGAACCGTACCAACTGGTCTCAATACGCTCGCCGTGTCCGTCGTGCGTGAGCTGTCCACGCGCAGGCCGACCGACTTGCAATACTGTCCCAACTTATCCGCAGCAGGCAACCACTCGGCAGGGGCGATGTCCTCGGTAGAACACCAATACACATGAAGCCCCTCGCCGCTTGATACCACATAGGTCGGTTTGGGAAGTACGCCTTTGGCTATCTCGTCGTTCAACGATTCCAGTGCCGCCGCCTGTGTTGGGTACACAGTGTCGCCATGCTTGGCGTACTTGGCTGCGCCAGCGTCGATGTCCAACCAAAACGAGCGCAACGCCAGCACGTTGGTCTGTGCGCGGAAGCCTTTGCCATCTGCCGGTATTTGCGCATAGCTCGCCAAGCCGAAATAGGTCTCGACGGCGCGTTGCTGAAGCCCCTGAATGACTGCGTCTGTGGTCTCGGCGTTGCCGAACTGTATCGGGTTATTGCGCGCCCACGTCCGACTGGTGTCGTCCTGACGCGGGTGTATTTCCGTAATGCAGTTCCAACCATTGGGGCTGACAACCGTTTGTAAAAATTGGTGGTACATTTTCCGCTCCCGCCGCGAGAGCGGTTACGCGCCCTCTGTGTTCTGCTGTGTTTGTTGCTGTTGCGCTTGAAACCAAGCGTAAAAATTCTGCCAGTCTATCGCATCCATACCGACTTTCAAAATACCGGCAAATGCCTTACGGTCGGAACATGGCAAAACGCCATTGTTAAACAAGTGGATAAGCGCGGCAGTAACTTTTTTGACGGCTTCGATGGTTTCATCTTCGAGGCGCACCCTACCACCGTGAACGATTTTGGTCGCCACTTGATGGGACACGCCGACGTGTTGATTCCACACGCTCATAGGTGCTTGGGTGTACCAAGTCCATTTCGAGAACTCGCGTTGCCATTCAGGAAGCGTCTCGTCGGTAATACATTCGTAGGTCTTGGCTTCAACTTGCGTGAAGCGGGCAGGCTCACGGCCATCAGTCAGTGGGGCGAGCAGATGTTGTTTTTCAGACATGGTAGATTCCTTATCTAAGTAGGGGGCTTGCGCCCCCTGTTGGGTTATACAGTACCTTGAATAATCGCAGCGGATTGTTGTATCAGTTGGGCTATGGACTCTGCGGACGGTTGCGCAGGGATAGCGGTGTTACCACTCAAGAAGTTCGCCGCAGCTTCGGCAGGAGCGGCAGGGGCAGCCGGTGCTTGTACCACTTGTTGCGCAGGGATAACTGGGGCTTGCGGTATGACCGGAGCGGCAGGAGCGGCAGGAGCGGCAGGAGCGGCAGGAGCGGCAGGAGCGGCAGGAGCGGCAGGAGCGGCAGG